CCTCGGGATGACGTCGTTCTCACCGACATCACGCCCGACTTCACGTTCACCATCAGTGATCCGGATCGTGCCGAGGGGTATAACGACTACCTCCGACGCTACATCCTTCGCCTGTACCGCAAGGAGTCGGGCAGCTATCGGTTCATCAGCGCGGTCGACTACTTCCCAACCACTCCCCCGGACGGTACCGCTCCCTTAACCGAGACGCACCCTTGGGGGTCGCTGTGGGTGCCGTTCTCCCTCAGACGAAACCTCCTGGCATGGTATGACGCCTTCAGCATGTGGGGATCGGTTGCCAATGGCGCGGAGGTTGTTCAATGGGACGATCTCTCGGGGAACAATCGACACCTGTCAAATAGCGTCCAGGCGGATCGACCAACCTTCATCGAGAGTGCCATTGCCGGGATGCCCGCCGTCCGCTTCGATGGGGTGAGCGACGACCTCGTCGCGTTCGGCACCACCATCGATGCCACCCAGCCCATCACCGTATTCGTCGTGGCGAAGCAGACCGTGGCGAAGCTGTCCAGAATCTATACCCTCCTGGGAAACGGACTCTCGCTCTTTGGCTACCTTGACGCCACAAACCTCATCCGCATGTGGTCGGGGGTTGGATTTGAAACGGGAACGATCAACAACACGGCATTCTTCATTCACTCCCATGTCTATGACACCACGAAGTCCCGGGGTGCCCTCAATGGGGTCAATGTGCTGGGGAACGCGGGAGCCAATAACCTCGGGACGGCCGCAGACCTCATCGTGGGATCGACAGGAACCACCGAGTTCTTCCAGGGTGATATTGCCGAGATCATCATCTATCAGGGCGCGCTCTCCACGGCAGAGCAGCAGCAGGTCGAAGGCTATCTGGCCCACAAGTACAGCATGCAGACCAGCCTGCCTACCGCCCATCCCCATCGCAATATCCGTCCGACGATCCTCTCCCCGCTGCCCGTAGTTCCCGGGGGGTTGTCGCCCCGGGCATGGTGGGATGCGGCCAACCTGATCGGCAACGCCGACCAGACAGTCGTGAATTCATGGCTTGACAGATCGGCCTACAACGTCTCTGCGACCCAGGCAACCAATGACAATAGGCCGCTCTTTCGATCTGCTGCCGGACTCACCCTCAACGATCTTCCCGGGGTGGAGTTTGTCAGTCACGACTGGCTCACTACCACCCTGACCGCATCCTCTCACGACGAGACGGTACTCGCCGTGGTGAAGGTGGACAATCTGAGCTTCAACCGAGCCATTCTCGCAACAGATGGTGCGACAGGTGGGCGGTTGTTGATGTTCGACACCCTTGGGAGGCCCATTAGTGGGAAAGAATGGGTGACAGGGATAGGGACGTACACCATCGGGGCTGTGACCCCGGGGGTTCCTGCCATCGTCGGAAGCACCCTCGGGGCAACCACCTGGGACTTGAGTTTGAACGGCAGATGGCAGAGCGGAACGCATGCTGTGACACTTGACGCCGGTCGGGTGACACGCATCGGCCACGAATGGGATGGGGCTACCAGCCCCTTCGACGGTGTGATCTACGAGATCCTCGTATTCCCCACGCTCTCGACCGACGACCGGGAGAAGGTTGAGGGGTATCTGGCCCACAAGTGGGGGTTGACCGCGAACCTGCCCGACGACCATCCCTACAAGGTCGACCCCCCGACCGATTGGCGCAACGACACGACGTACGCCTGGACGGTGGAGGCGCACGACGAGCTTGGCGGTATCAATGGCGTGGGGTACGGCGGGCGCGATCTGGAAACCGAGGGGCCGGACGGATCGACCGACTTCGTGATGTCTGCCGCCCCAATGGCGAACTTCTACTACCCAGAATTCGACGACACCAAGATCTTCACCCAGACACCGGATTACTTCGGCTGGTACTACACGCACCCAAGGTCAAAGTTTGGGATCAAGCGCAGGATCCGATTGCTCAAGCAAAACCTCAGCGGTGAGTATCGAGAGGATCAGGTCAGCCCGTGGGTGACCTATATGTACACCACAAGTGGCAACGGGCAGCGCCTCTCATGGACTGACCTCAACTTCGTTCCCCTGGATTGGGGAGGGCGCTATGCGGTCGAGGCCCAGCTTGTCAGCCAGGATGGCATGGTCAGCGATTGGGTGGGACGCCGCTACTTCTATCTGAACGACCCGCCGAATCAAGCAGCCAACCTGAGTCCCGCCGACGCCACGGCCGTGACCAGCCCGCCACTGGTGTTATTCACCGTGAGTGACCCTGACGACGTTCCTAGCGCGCCCTATCCACGCAATGCGATTGCCGTTCCTGCGAATCGGTACGGGTCGCTGGGATCGACGACCGACCAATTCAACACGCCGCTGCAGGTTGCTGTCGGTAGCGACGACAAGGTGTATATCGCGGACTATATCAACAATCGGCTGATTATCCGGAGCAGTTCCGGTGCGTATGTGAATAGCATCACCGGGATAACGGGCATCATTGGAGTCGCCGTTGATCCAAGTGGCAACATCTATGTCACCACCAACAATGCGCCAACCTATACCATTCGGAAGTACAACAGCCTCCTTGCGCTGCAATGGACGTCGTCGAATGTGAATAGCACGGCACAGGACGTTGCCACGGATGGAGCGCACGTCTACTTCACGTCGTTGGATACGGTCTACAAGCGGCTCTGCTCGACCGGCGAAGCGGTCACGGTAATCGGTGGGAGTGGGAGTGAACCCGGGAAGTTCAGTGGCGCGTGGGGTGTTGCCCTCTCCCCCGATGGGATGGCGCTCTACGTGTCCGACCCGGGAAACGCGCGAATCCAGAAATTCTCCCTCTTCACCTCGACCCCTGAATTTATGATCGAATGGGGGGAGTACGGATATGAACCCGGGCAGTTTATCAACCCCCAGAGTGTGGCGGTTGGAAAGGACACGGGCAACGTCTATGTGGCCGACTCGGGAAGGGCCGACGTTCAGGTGTTTGACCACGATGGACGGTTCCTGGGCATTGTTGGCATCCCACCATCAGTCCTCACCGACCCGGTCGGAACGCTTCGCTCCCCACGGGGAGTCGCGCTCTCAACAGCCGAGTCCACGTTGTGGGTGAGTGATGCGTGGCATAACCGGCTCAATTCCTTCACCCTCCATCCTCACGCCAACCTGTCGTCCTATGGACTGGTTGGAGACGTGGATATCCTGGGGCCACTCCCGGTCTACAACGGCACCTTTGATCTCGATCTGTCGGGGTGGGTCAAGCAGGGGAACGTGGGGACGGCATCGCGCCAAACGGACACCCCGTACGCGGGGCTTGGCTATGCCCGCCTATCGATCGCTGCTGGCCCGCTGTTCGTCAACGACGAAGCGCGCTATCTGCAACAGAATCTGGGATCCTCACTCCCATGCGTCCCGGGGGAGCCATACACCTTCCGTGCCTGGTTTCGCCGGTCGCACGATTTCGTCTCCGGGTATATCCGTCTTGAATGGTCAACGGACTCCGGAGGGCTGCTGGTCATCGAGTACAGCGAACCCTTCGACCCACCGCTCAATACGTGGCGCGAACTGGTCTTTACAGCGATTGCGCCACCGGGGGCCAAGACCGTCTGGTACGGCGTGTCGGGCATGGTCACCACAGCGCCGGGATCGGTCGTCTATCCGGTCAACATGGACTTCGACGAATTCTCTACCGATCACGGATCGCGCTATCGCCGCGATGCGACCTCCCTCGGGTCGGGAGCGTTCTCCTATCAGGCGGTGACGGCAGACATGCCCGTTCTTGACACCTATGAGATTCGGGCGCGCGGCAGGGACGTCAACAGCGCGGGACAGTGGACGAAGCCTGAGCGCATCATCTACACCATCGGGCCTGCCGCCACCATCGTCAGCCCCGCATCGGGACAGGTCATCAACACGACCGATCCGGTGGTGGTGTGGATGCTCACGGCCGGGGAGCAGTGGCGCTACAAGGTCGACATCGTCGACGCCGTCACAGGTGTCATCGTCTATAGTTCCGACTGGATTTCCGACCAAACGGCACGGCAGCACCGCGTGCCGATCGGGTATCTGGCAGACAACGGGAGCTACCTCGCGCGGCTCTGGATCGATGACGGAAAGATTGAGGTCATGGTCTGATGCCCGTTCCGTTTACGATCGACTTCACCGCTCCCGGGGTGGCATCGAACGTCACCCTCGCCACCCTCGCCCAACTGTTCGACGTGCCGGGGTATCCAAGCTCCGTGCGGCTCACATGGTCGACGATCCCCACGGCCCCGGAGAACATCGACCGCATTGAGATCTGGGCACTCGACGACGTTCAGGTCACGCGCATTGCCCGCTTTACCGACCCGGCCGTCTCGCAGTTCACCTACCACTACCCACGCTCGGGCAAGAACACCACCTATCAGATCTTCCAGTTCGTCAAGGGCGCAAGTGGCGCGGTAACTGCCGGGTTGTGGGCGCAGGTCGCGGCGCAGATCACCCTGCCCTATATCTCGATGGTCAACACGGCCGCGCCCATCTCGCGCCGCGTGGTCTTTGACGCCTGGGACAGCTTCCGTGAGCGACTCCTGCAGACCCAGGAGTGGCAGATCCCGGCTGGGGGATCGAACTATATCGAGCTTGCCGGATCTCTGCGTGGGCGCGATCTCCCCATGTCGGCTAGTCTCTACGACCGGGCCGATGGGGTGACGGCACAACAACTGAAATCCGCGTTTACCACCCTCTTTGACACGCGGGATCCCATTTGCGTGCGACACCCGCGTGGCGACAAGTGGTTCAGTCGCTTCAATGGTGATGCCGAGGTTGACTACCTTCCCGGTGGCGTGCGCTACCGCCTGTCGTGGACGATGCGCCGCATCGCCTACACCGAGGGTGCGGTGTGAGCGAGAACACGCTGATTTCCGCCGCCAAGAACCTCGTCCATAACCCACGCCCGGTCGGCTCATCCTATTGGGCCGTCTGGTCGGCCAGCGGCCTCTCCACGGCAACCCTCGTCAGCGACCGCAGCTATTCAGGGGTGAATAGCATGCGCTATGTCCTGAATGCTGGCGAGACGAGCGTGACCATCATCGATGCGGGGAATTGGGATGACCCGTTGTGGGCCAGTCGCGTTCCCATTGGATCCACGATCTCCGGCATGATCCATCTCTCGGGGCCGGTGCCGCACAACATCCTCTATGCCCGCCTTGTGGCGATCTACACCGACGACACCGGGACGTACGGAAATCTCGTGTGGATTCCTGCAGGATCCACGGACTTCCAGCGCATCATCATGCAGCCCATTGTCACCACCAAGGCGATCCGCAACGTCCGCATCGAAGTGGTCAACGATATCAGTGTTGGCGCTCCCGCCACGACCTTCTACCTGGGTGGCGCAGACATTCGCCGTAATCAGCCCGTTGATGCGTTTGTCCACGGATCGGCTGGCCCAAACTACTCCTGGGAAGGGACGGTGAACGGGTCGCCCTCCGATCGCGCCGCGTTCACGATTGGGCCAGTGCTGGGATCGGGTGGGGTGGTCTACCCCTCGATCCGACTCCATGTGGTCAACCGCAAGAACCAGATCCTGCGCGAGATCACGGAGAACTTCATCGACGGCAGCGTCAACTACGACCTGGACGCCGATCAGTGGAAGGGGTCGTGCAATCTCATTCTGAACGATCCCGGGCTGATATCCCCCTTTGCCGACGAGTACGTGCGCGTCACGTTGCGGATCGAGTATGTCGATGGGACGGTGGAGGAAGATTCTATCGGCATGTTCATGGTCGACCCGCCCAAGGAGCGGTGGAGCGGTGGGCACGATCAGTGGACGTACGATGGGAAAGATATGCTGGCCCTCCTGTCCACATGGATGATGCGTGGCCCGGAGCTTCGACCGACCTTCGGGGCCGAAGAGGAAGCGGTCGCGGCCTCGGGGTTCCTTGTCTACGCGGGGAACCGCTATCAAGCGGCCGTCGACTTGCTGCTCTTTGACATCGTCGGTCTCGATCGATCGCAGGTCGCCATCAACCTCGGGGATGCGATATTCCAGCAGGACTTCGCCGTTGAGAACGGAACAAGCGTTCTGGAGACGCTCACCCAGATCCTCCAGGGTGCGGGCTTCCAAAAGCCGTGGGTGAGTCCGCAGGGGATCATTCGATCCGAGATCGCGGGCACCGACCCGGCGCACATTGAACCCTCCATCGTGCTGGCAACAGGCGAGAACTCGCGGATCCGCTGGCCCTTCGACGTGGAGCCGGAAGTCTCGCGGGTAGGCAATCGCGTGCGGGTCTTTAGCGCCCAGCAGCTTTCCCAGCCGGTGTACGAATGGGTTGATCCCGTTCCTGGGTCGAAGGGGAAGAAGAAGGGGAAGAAGAAGAAGAAGAAGCGCAAAGGGGGGTCTCCGGGGCAGCCCGGGTATTACCAGTACGTCCGCACGGACTACTGGAATGTGCCCGTGTCGGTGGTGCGGGCCAACAACGACCCGACCCATCCCCTCTCCATCGCCAGCCTGGGGCGCATTATCGACCTTCCTGATGTGAACGTGCCCCTCATCTCGGGAGAGGCCGAGGCGATAGCGATTGCCGATCAGGCGCTGCGTGACGCCTCGCTGATTCCCATCCGGGTGCGGCTGACGACCGAGGTCATGCTGCGTGGCTACCCCGAGGTCTACGAACTGAATATGACCGACGCCTTCGGCAATCCGATTGCGTCGGGGCAAGGGCGCTACTGGTGCCGGGGGTGGACGCTGCAGCTTGGATTGCCGTGGGAGATGACCCACAATCTCACGCGGGTGATCGAGTTTGCAACGGCAGCGTGGGGATAGGGCATGGTTCACGGCGGCGAAGATCACGATCTTGTTCATCAGATGGCGTCGGGGCACCCCCGGACGATCCTCGACCATCAGGAGATGTCCCTACGCGGCGTGCAGCGCGCCCAGGCAGAGGATGTGGCGCGGGCTGTGCAGGAGTCCGGTCTGCAGGTCGGGATGGTCACCGACGTCGACGAGGTCAGCCGGATCCGCATCGACGTGTTCAACGATCCCGCGACCGGCGATGGCCCGTGGTTCGTGCCCCTCAACCATGTGACGCCGCGACCGGGGCAGCATGTGATCTACACCTATGCCAAGGGGTCGCCGTGCGTCCTCGGGGTCATGCCCGACGAGAACACCATGTGGGCCGCTCCCCGCCGTGGCCTTCCGGACACGTTCTTCATCGATGATTTCGACGTGGGATGGGTGGGGGCATCCGGGGATATCGGGATGGCCCGGTGGACATGGGCGGGGTCAGGCAGCTTCGCCATCGCGGCGAATCAGGGCGTCGATGCCAACCACCCCGGGATCATGGAGCTTCACGCCGGGAATACGGCGGGATCCTATCAATTCGCCTACACCCTCGGATACACCCAACCGAATAGCCTGACCGAGTTTGAGTTCATGGTCGGGGTGTCCGGCGATATCACCGGGGCGCAATTCCTGATCGGACTCACCAACCACTCCACGTCTTTTGCCGAGTCCCTGACCTTCTGGTACAACACCCCATCGGGGCACACCACATGGTGGTTCCGCAAGATCGTGGCAAGCGCATCAACAGCCATCGACACCGGACTTCCTGTTGTCCTCAACCACTGGTACATCTTCAACTTCAAGCGCCTCGGGGCGGGCCATTGGCGTGGCACCGTCACCGACGTTACCGACCCCCTCAACCCCATCGAGGGGAATCCCGTCGAGCATACCGGCGTCAGCAACGTCACAGCGGTCTACGAAGCGTTTACGCAATGCGCGGCGGTCACCACGACGAGTAAGGTGCTGCTCGTCGACTACCTGTGGTGGGCGCGACGTGGCCTGTTGCGAGGGAGGGGATGATGGTCGTCTATATCATGCTGGTGCCTCCCTTGCAGCCCAACGGCGACGACATCATGGCGAACTTCCAGGCCGTGGCCTTTCCTGCCGGGGGAGGGTTTATGCAGGTGGCCGTGCAGCTTCGGGTCGTGCCAGGGGCATCCCAGACCGTGGAGCGCGAGGCGATCCTTGCCGCCGTGAATGCAGCGGCGCAGCGGATCTATGGCGGAACCATTCCCGTGGGGGCCACCATCCGATGGTTCGGCGTCTGATACGATAAAGCGTGGGTGCATGGATCGTAAAAGACGGCTGAATTCACAGGAGTGATTCGCATGCTGGCCCAATCTGTCCCGATCCCCGCAAGTGGACAGGAAGCGTGGCCCTGGGTTGCCGCGATGATCGCGGCGGCGCTTGGGTACGTCTTTGTCAAGTACACTGGCGCAATCGACGCGCGAACCGCACGTTGCGAAACGCGCGAAGATTCGTTGCTGGAAGATAGTCGCGCCACAACGGGGATCCTGAAAGAGCTATCGGCGGCAACCCTTCGCTCTGTTGACATTGCGGAGGATGCGTTCACAATGGGGAAGGCGACGCATGACGCACTCAGCGCAGCAGTCAGCCGCAACGACGCCGCCATCAAGGATCACGCCTCGGCCATCAGTCGGAACACCGAAATCCTCACTCAGATCATGGAGCGCCTTGACCGCTTTGAGCAACCCACCCAGCGTCGAAGTCGCGCGGGAGACAAGAATGCCTGATATGGGCAGCACGGGCGCGGAGCATCGCACCGACGCGAAGAAGGAAGAAGATTTCGCCGTGGCTCTAGAGGAATCGGTCATCGCCCAGGAGCGGGCCATCGGTATTCTCAATCAGGTGCTGCACCGCCTGGACAAGCTCAGTGCCAAGATGCGCGAAGAAGGGGCATATCCGATTGCCGATCAGATCGACCGGGAACGGAGGATCATCGCGCGGCATTCGTCCGAGTATCCCAATGGACGCTGAGCGGATCTCGGAGTACATCGTCCTCATCGCCTTTTACCTGATTGTGATTGCCGTGGTCTATACCTGGGTGGTGATGGTCATACAGCACCCGCGTTCACGCTTTGAGTGGGCATCCTTGGCTCTGATCACATCGTTTCTTCTGATTCTCGTGCGATCACTCTACGTCCTCGCAACCGGAGGGTTGATTCCCCAGCCCTATGGCGCGATCTTCTGGCTTATCAATCTGGCGCTGGTGGCGTTCTATGTCTGGACGCTTGCCGGTGAGTGGACGATGCCGCTGATCCGCGAGGTGTGCGCGTTCTGCGTCACGCACAAGTACGTGATGCTGGTGGCGCTGGTTATCCTGGCCGCAATCCTTGGGCACTGGACGTTTCACTGGTTCTGAGAAAGGGGTTCGTGATGCACGATTCGCAGTTCTTCGACCTCGCGCCATTCCCGTTCAGCGAGACGACACCCTACCTGCAGATGGGGGATTATCCCCAGCGGGTTTGGGACGAGACGCTCCTGGCTGAGTCGCCACTCCGCGACGAGGTTGCCGCCATTATCGCCGTCACGACAGGTGTCGGCATCCTCGCCCGAGAGCAAGCCCTCAAGGAGTCCAGCGACGGCACGAATGCCACCGCACGACAGGCCCGGAATCCTCTGGGGCTGATGGTGCGGGATGCCGCGCGGGAGCCGCATATCATCACCCAGGCGGGAAGGAAGCTGAAGGTCTTTGCGACGTGGGCCGATGCCTTCGCGGAGTTCAGGCGGCGACTCACGGATCCCAACGACGCCTACCTCTCCGTGGGCGTGAACACGCTGGGGGAGTACATCGAGCGATACCTGCTAGGGTGGCTCCCCGGGGCCGAGGGGCGCGCCCTCCCGCCCGGAGAGTCGCTGGACAACCTGCGGGTCTACAAGCAGCAGATCATCCAGCGCAGCAATGAGCGGGTGAACATCTATGGTCGTGTGGGTGTCCTGCAGCCTCCCCCGGATCCCGGCAACACCGGACTGGCCGGTCAGGGGTTCAAGCAGCACGCCATCCCGGGTCTGGGAACGGTGTGGCTCCCGGGCACGATCACGGTTGAGGTCATCCTCACCCCGCCCGGTCGCCACCGGCCGCATCGCCGGGTGACGATGACCGGATCGACCCTTCACGAAACGGGAAATCGCGGAGCGACGGCCGGGGCCAGGATGCATTCCGGGTGGCAGGATAGCTGTACTCCCGGGCATCCTGACGGCAACGTCGGGGTCTCCATGTACGTTGAGAACCGGCTCGTTATCGTCAAGATCCCCTTCGACGAGGCCAGCATCCATAGTGGCGACTGGCGCAACAACGCGCACCCCTCGATGGAGGTCTGTGTCAATGCCGGACGGAACGCGGAGCAGACCGAGGATACGGCCATGTGGATCCATGCCGCGATCCTCCATGCGCGCGGGCAAAACGCCGTCGACCATCTCTACCCGCATGGCAACCGCGCCACCGGCTGCCCCGCCATCATCATGGGGCAGGGGCGCTGGCCGCAGATCGAGCGTGGCGTTGACGAGCGGATTGCCATCCTGAAGCAAGGCGGTGGCACGATCCCTGCACCGGAAGAGTATGCGGAGGCGTTTCCGATCCCCAAGGAGTGGGATGGCACCGACTATGTCCGCAGCGATGGTCACATCTTCTATGCCCTGCAGCGGGTCTTTGTGGCCCGGACAACCACATCGGCACGCCAGAGCGCGGATCCTGCGTCACCGAAGGTTCGCCGCGATCTGGCAGCGGGAGAAGCCTTCCTCGCCCACTGGTCGACGCAAGGAAGCGACAACAAGCTCTGGCTCGTCAGTCAGTACGGGAGCCGGATCGTGGCCGAGGATTGCCATCCGCGCGTGAGCGTGCTGGTGGGCGATGCGTGGCTCTCCGATCATCCGGACGTCTATGACCCCGGGGCCGAGCCGATTCTGGTCGACGCCCATCGCGGTCTGTCCGCTGTCGAGGTTCCCGAGGATGCGCCGTCCATGTCCAAGGCGGACTTCATGGCCGGAGGATCGTGATGGAGGATGTCGTCGAGGAACTGCTCAAGCCGCCCATGACGACCGGATGGTTCGATCGCAACTTCCTCTGGCACTATCGCGCCCGACCGATCCGGGTCATCGACGGGGATACCTTCATCGCCCTGGTCGATACGGGGTTCTTCGGTCGTCATGAGGTACGGATTCGCATCGCGGATATCAACACCCCGGAGCTTGGCGAGGACGGCGGCGGCGAGGCCATGATCCGACTGCAGGAGGTTCTCGGCTTCCTGCTCTTCGACCCTCCACCGGGGTGGACGATCCGTGTTGTCACCCGGCAACGGGAGACGGTGGTGAGCGAAATCCGCTCCTTCGAACGCTACGTGGCCGACGTGTATGTCATCACCGATGGTGATATGCTCACCGACGTGAAGGAGCTTCTGACATGATCGGCTGGTTGGGTCACCATCCCAAGGGACTCGGGATTTTCCTCGCCGCCCTCTGGCTCTCGGCCTGGGTCGCCCAGACGTGGTTCGGCTGGTGGGAGTACGCGGCCGAAACCGTGCAGCACGGATCCGACCCCCTGTGGACGGAGTACCTCAATATCTGGCTCCGGGCCACGATGGAGAACTGGCAGTCCGAGTTTCTCCAGCTCTTCACCTTCGTCGTGGCAACCACGTACCTGATCTATGCCGGGTCGCACGAAAGCCGGGATGGGCAGGATCGCCTGGAGGCCAAGGTTGATGCGATCCGGGGCGAGATCGAGGCGGTCAAGATGGCCGTCTGGTCGACCAACACGCGATTGGACGAGGCGCGGGGAACCGATGACCAATAGCGAAAATGAGCGACTGAACTTCCACGGAATCGAGCTTCCGGCCAACTTCGTGATGCCCACGGAGCAGGAGGTCGATGATGCGGTGGCCCGAGTCATTCGTGAGCGTCTTTCGGATTCCGATTCGCCGCTTCTCAGCGGTGCTGAATATCGACGACTCCAAGAGATCCTCGGCATTCCGGTGGAAGATATCCCGAGAAAGGGGCTTGGCCGTGTCGGATCAGCGTAAGTTCACCCCGGCTTGGGAGAATACGTCCGCGTGGGACAGGGGCCGTCTTGGACGATCGGTAAGCGCGATGGCGCTGGCCGCAACGACGGCGCAGGAACAAGCCCAGGTGGCCCGCGATGCTGGCCCCGGAATGCCGTCCTGCATCGTCTATGACGAGGATCTCGCCTTCCAAACGCTGCTTGCCAACGACCCCAGCGCGGCGATGATCTTTGGCGAGTCAGGGATCATTCTCAATGAGACGGACGCCTTCGCCCGCCAGGACGACAAGGGGCCGTACCATTGGGCGCAGGGGCCGCAGGACGTGACACCCGTCAGGGTCACACCGCCACCGATCACCCCTCCCGTGAACCCATCGCCCAATCCCGAGCCGGTCACCCCGGGTCAGCTTCCCCGTAAGGGGCAGGCCGTGACGACCACGAACCTGCGCCTCCGCAAGCAGGCCGGGGTCAAGAACCCCTCGCTGGGCGTCATCCCCACCGGAACCACCGTGCTTATGACCGGAGGGCGACGGAAGGTCGAGAAATCGCTGTGGGTACGGGTCAAGGTCGATGCCTCGGAAGTCCAGACGACGCGGCTGAAGGGTGCGGATACGTGGCTGGCTCCCCCCAAGACCGGCTGGGTCAACTCCGAGTATCTGGCCGTTCCCGCCTCGGAGTACGTGGCCCAGGACTTCCCGCCCATTACCCATGAATTCTGCTGGTACCTTGAGGATGCGGGAGGGCTGAATGCTGAGGATGTTAAGCGCACGCTTACCGCCATCACTGACGATCCCCGTGGCCCGCTGCGGATTGGTCTGGATCTCCGTGAAGTCGCCACTCCACAGGAAGCTCATGTCTTGGTGCGAATGGTCGATGATGCGTGCGGTGGAGCGGCTGGTTGCTATTACAAGCGATCCGGAGAACGGGCCAGAGTCGATATTGCCAAGCGGTGGTTCAACACCCAATGGCTCTCCCGGGTCTGGCTCCATGAAGCCGTTGGTCATGCCGCAACGCGGGCCTACGATCACTACGACAACGCCCCGCAGTACCCGCGACCAGAGTATTCCGGGTTGATGGGCAACTGGCAGGATCGTCACGGCGACCATGCGTGGCCCGATCAGGACGATGTCGACAACATGATCGAGTGGCTCAAGGGAGCCTCACCGCACGTCTACGTGCGCGATCTCCCGAGGGGGTAATATGCCATTCAAGGGAGGAAAGGCCCAGATGCGGGCCATGTTCGCCAAGGGTGGGAAGGCCGCGAAAGTCGCCCGCCAGTGGGTGAAGAAGTACGGCGTACCGGGTGGGCGCAAGAGGCGGAAAAAGAAGGGGTCGTAACCCCGAGCGACGGTGGAGGTTGCGCTATGTATATTGGCGGCGGTCTACTGCTCGTCATTCTCGTCGTCATTCTGCTGATCTGGGTTCTCTAGGTCAGCGCAACAGGAGGGTGGATATGGGCAACCCGATCAATTGGGGTGGGACGCCCCTGGAGAACTCGGCCGTTCGGGGCATCATTGCCGTGGTGCTATTCGGGATCCTCAAGTCCCTCTTCAACGTGCAGCAGGGCGGCACGATCGAGGATGCGGCCGTCGAGGGCTTCATCTGGGCCATCCCGGCATTCCTGGCGATGCTGGGGTTTGGGTTCACCGATCAGGATCGCGCGAACAAAGGCGTGGTCATTACCAGTGACGTTCCGGCGCAACTAGAAGCCAAGATCGGCACCCCAACCGACACCGTGCTGGCCGACCGCGCGGGAGCGCGCCCACGCAAGCCGTCGATTGTGGCGCAGGAGATGACGGAGCGGTTCAAGAAGGCGCTCCACAGGCACTAAACGGACGGCGAGGGGGTTTCTACCCTTCTCGCCGTTTTCGTCGCACACAGGCCACGGATTGAAGCGCAGGAGCGATGGTATGGCTGACAACACCTATGCACGACCGTGGGTGGACACCCGAACCGGGAAAACGGTGATGCGCACCGATGCCCAGGTTGCGGACAGCCCGGGCATCTACCGCAAGATCCTCCCGGGGGAGACGGTGGCTCCGGTCATCAACCCCGAGGTCGAGATTGTTCCGGAACCCCTCGTCTCCACCCCCAGCGCGGAGACGGCCGATACGCTGGTGGGAGACACCAAGCGGTATCCGGTTCCGGAGATGCGGGAACGCCGAAATCTATGATTGCCCCACCGACCGCCAAAGAGATCGAGGCGATGCAGGCGTACGGGGTCACGGACGTGACGTTGCTTCGGACGCAGCGCGAAACGGTGACGGTGGCAAAGTACAATAACGGCAGAACCCCGGCCGATGGGGAGCCGGACGACATGCTGATTGGGGCGGATATCTTCACCGAAGGTGACGGAACCGTCATTACCGATCCGGGGCGTATCGCGGCGATCCGCGCGCTGCAGGAGCAGATTCTGGGAGGGACTCATGGCAAAGCATGACGATGCGGGAGGCCGCTCACTGAATGATCTTGCGAAAGTGGCTGCCGATGACAACGTCGAGGTCATCACCCTGACCCGCGACGAGCTTCAGGCGCTGATCGACGCCGGAACGATCGGCCAGCCCAACCCGGCACCGGCCATCGAAGAGGGGCCGCACCTGAAGAAAGCTGATATCCGCGAGGCCAAGCGGCAGCAACTGCTCGACGCCCGGGCAAGTGGGGATCTCGACGAGGATGTGATGACCGACGACATGCGAGAGATCCTCGCGGAGGGCTAGCGTCATGGCGACCACAACCGCAGGGCGTGATGCCCTCGTCCGATCCCTGGTGGGGTTGTTCACCCCGCTCTTCAACAATGCCAACGCCCATCTGGGGGTCGGCAATAGCAGCACCGCCTTCTCAGCGGCCCATACGGATCTGCAGGGCGCATCCAAAGCCCGCAAGGCGATGGATGCCACCTATCCGACCGCTCCCGCGAATGTGATCACGGCGGTCAGCACCTTTGCCAGCGCCGATGCGAACTTTGCCTGGGAGGAAGTTGGCTTCTTCAACGCCTCATCGGCCGGAACGATGTTCAGCCGTCTGGTGCAGGCGATGGGCACCAAGGCATCAGGATCGACCTGGGTTCTGACCTACACCCACACCACCACCCTGGCCTAGTACGGGGGATACCATGAGCAAGTTTGCGACACCCACTCGGTTTGAGGGGGTCGATGGGCTGGGCGGTACATGGTATCGCCCGCCGCCCGCGTTGTCGTGGGAGATGTGGCCGGATCGCGTTCGCGTCTTTCGGGAGCTTGTCTCGACCCTCACGCCTGCCAACGCACGCACCGACGCTGGCCCGAAGATTCTCGTCGCCGGATGCGGCTACGGTTACGTCGTCTGGCACTTGTGGGATCAAGGATTCTCGGGCTGGGGCGTCGATGGCGCATGGGCACAGGGCCAAGCGCGAACCGGCGGTAAGCTGCCGAACATCTCCGACCATATCCTCGCTGGTGACTGCACCCTCGCCGCCGACATGGCGAACATCCGGTCGCAGGCCGGGATCGGGCGCAATCGTCGCTTCGATGCCGTCATCACCGACGATCTCTTGTCCGTCGCAGACAGCGCGGCAGAGGTTCAGGCGATGCTGACGGCGATCCGTGACGAGTGCGCTCCGACCGACCGCAGCCGCGTCGTCCACTTCATCAGCATGTACGATCCGTCGCAGCCCTGGTCGCCCACACTGACGCCGGAAGAAGCGGCGGAAGGGCTGTACCGGAGTGAGGCTGACTGGATCACCATGATCGGCACGACCGGCCAGAACGCGAACGAGCGCATCGTCAACATCCACCGAGGCCACGGGATCGTTCGCTAATGGCGTGGCCGGGAACAGTTGGCGCGAACTTCCTCTTTTCCTCCCATCGTTCAGGGCGTTCGGGGCCGTGGGAATATAACGGCAACCTCTACGGGGTCTTTCGCAGCAGCTTCCACAACCGCATTATGGTCTGGAAATCGACCGATGGCGGTCAGACGTGGGCCGAAGCCGATTCTGGCACGTCCGTCGATGGTTCAGGCAACTACAACGTCTTTGACTCTGTGCTTGTCGGATCAACGATCCACGTTGCGTTCCTCGCGTCGTCGGGAGTTGTTGCCTATCGGCCCTTCGACTGCGCGACGGATACGTGGGGAACGCAGACAACTCCCAATCAATTGCCCGAAGTTGAGAGCGCAGTTGGTGTTCCCGGCGTGGGGATCTGTGTCACCGCAAACGGTGATGTGCTTATTTTCTTCAGCGGCAGCTTCAGCAGCATGGGGTCGAAGAACGCCGTCTATTACGTCGAGCGACCTTCGGGGGGATCGTGGGGGTCTGCCGTTCAGTTCTCAGCCGCAACCGCCGCACACTTCGGGTTTCGCGGTTGCGTTGAGGGTGTTTCCAACGTTGTACACGGCCTCTACGAACAGTCCTCTAGCGCCCCAAGCACCATTTACGAGCGCCACATAACGTCGGGCGGGTCACTGAGCAGTACGAGCGGCGGATACGCCTACAACGGCGGCGCGGCAAGCGGATACGCCACAGGGACACCGACTCGCGTTGCTCGTTCGGGAAGCACGGTCATCGTCTTCCCTGTTCGTGGTTCGGGTGGCGTCATAACCGTTGAATGTGTCTCGGCAGACACGACTTCCGCGCCGACACTTACCAATAGATCGGTCAGCACGACTGAGGTTCCGGTAAAGATCCCCGCTGTTGCTCCCGAGGGTGCGCTGACGCACATCTTCTGGGATACGAACAACGCGACGACGATCCTCCGCGACGTTGACAACGGGTCGGGAACATTCGGCACTGACCAGACATGGAAGTCCGGACTCAATATCACTAACGTCAAAATTCAGCCCATCACCGTCGCTGGCGGTGATATTGGTGTCTTCTACGACAACAGTGGCACCGTCCTTTTCGACGGCTATCCGACACTCTCAGCCGGAACATCCAAGACTGCCGACGACGCCCAGGCACTCGGATCGAGTGAAACCGCCTCGATTGCCGAAACCGCCGCCAAGAGCGGATCGGACTCACAGTCCCTTGGCTCGTCGGAAACGACGGCCATTGCGGCATCCCAAACCCAGGCCGACACCCAGGCACTTGGATCCACCGATACCGGCGTCATCGCCGCGACCCTTGCCGCTGCCGACAGCCAATCCCTGAGCCAGTCCGAGAGTGCATCGGTCGCCGCCACTGAGGCCAAGACCGCCGATGACACCCAGGCGCTGGGGTCGTCAGAATCCGCCACGCTTGCAACCAGTCTCACCGCTGATGATACGCAGGCACTCGGATCGTCAGAAGCGGTCGCTATCAGCACCACGCTTTCTGCTGCCGACACGCAGGCGATCAGTCAGACGGAAGCGACGGCCATCGCGTCCGCACTCACCCAGAGCGATACCCAGGCGCTGGGATCGTCTGACGCTTCCGTCGTGTCGGTGCTGCAGGACGCAGTCGATTCGCAGGCGATCACGCAGGCGGAAACGGCACAGACAGGTGTCACGCTCACGGCAGCAGATGCCCAGGACGTGTCGTCGAGTGAGAGCGCCGTCCTTACCGCATCCCTGAGTGCTGACGATGCCCAAGGGGTTGCCGATAGCGAGAGTGCGTCGGTTGAGGTTCTCTCCAATCAGGAGTCGAAGTCGGCCGACGATGCCGGGGCGCTCTCGTCTGCCGACGATGCCGTTCTCGCGGTAGCGGTACTTTCCCCGGATACCCAGGATCTGGGGTCGAGCGACGTCGCCACCGCAACCGCCACCATTTCAGCATCCGACGCACAGTCGATGGGGTCAAGCGATGCCGCGTTCGTCGGGTCACCGATTGCCGCAGACGATACCCAATCGCTCGCTGACACCGAGAGCGCATCCCTCGCGGCGACTATTTCCACCACCGATTCCCAGAGCGTGGAGGCCACTGAAGCGACTGCGGTGGCGGCGTCCCTCCCAGCAACCGACAGCCAATCGCTGGGATCGTCAGATTCCGCGTCAGTCTCCGTAGGAGAAGCGTCCAAGTCGGCCGTCGACGCGACCGCTCTGCAGGCGACTGAGAGCGTAGCGCTGGGTGCGACGATACCCGCACCTGACAGTCAGCCCCTGTCCGCTCAAGACCAAACGGCACTCGCCACGGCTCAGACACGCACCGACGCGCAGGGAATCTCGTCATCCGACAGTACCTCCGTTCTCAAGGTCACCACCAAGGCCAGCGTCGATATCCAGGGCGTGGCGTCGAACGAAACAACAGGGATTGCCGTTGCGACGTCGGCCACGGATGCCCAGGCGATCGCCGTATCCGAGACGCGCCAGATCCAGGCCACCGCATCGGCCCAGGACACCCAGGAGATCGGGTCGCAGGATGCCATCGGTGTCACCTATGCCATTCGTGTCAATGATGCCCAGACGATCCAGACCACCGATAGCGCCTACGCCGAACCGTGGTTCCCACCGCAGCACCCGGTGCCGGTGGATGCCACGACCCTTGGATCGATCGAGGCGGTGAGCATTCGGGTCTATATCCTGATTCCGGATAGCCAGGAGATTGTCGAGGCCGAGAGTGCCACCATTGTGACGAATGCCGTGCCAAGCGGAGCGCCGATGGTTGGGGCCGGGGGTTCGCCGGTAGCGCCCATGCCTGGGTCGGGGTATGCGGTGGTGGTAGGATCGGGGGCAACCCTCGGCGCGGTGGGGGTCGGGTTCAGCACGACGGTGGAGGCGGGAGACTAGCCATGTCAACACTCTGGTGGGCCGGGAGTCGATCGACAGAGCCACCCCTGGTCGAGATGATCTCGACCGAGAACCGCAACGTCACCGTGGGGCTGTCGGGCGCGGTCAGCGATGGAGCGACGATCCTCATTCCCGGCATGACGGCAAGCGTCGTCCACTATCGCCACGGAACCGTCATCGACCCCGATCCGAAGTCGGCCCCCATCGGGTATGACGCTCCGACGAAGGTGGCCTCGCAGAAGATCGACGCCTCTCTGCTCCCGAAGCATGAGCCGTGCATCCTCTTCATCGCCTTTGACGCCAACACCACGGCTGGCATCGAGCGCCGCTCGGTCTACGTCCTCCTGCTGGTCAATCACTAAAGCGGGGGAGGGGCAATCCCTCCCCCGCTTCCTGTGGAACAACGATCGCTCAGGCTAGGCGCACTGCCGATCTTCGTCCGGGTTGCCGGGACGGTTCGGGGCGTGTACCCACTCGCATCGACCAGAGCAGCACTCGCTGTCCGACCGGCAGTGGTTGCCCTTCGGGTCGCAGCACTTCCCGCGCTGGCACTTGTTCGACTTGCACTGACAGTTGACCGCGCATCCGCGTCCCGAGGCGCGACTGTCCTTGCAGCGACCCTTGTCGCCCTTCTTCTTGCGTCGTCGCCGCTTCTTCCCCGGGGTGTCTCCACCACCACCACTCCCATCCCCGGGCTTGTCGGGGGTTGGGGGTACCGGGGGTGGATCCGGCTCACCGGCGACGGCACAGCGCGTGACCGCTCCCGGGCCGGTGACGCGACACTCGACGACCTTGCCTTCGACCGGGCAGCACTCCTGCCCGCCGACCTCACAGGGATGCCCCTGCACGCGACACTGACGCTTCTGGGAGCGGAGTCGCCTCCGTCTCCCCTGCGCCCCATCGACCGCACCCAGAACGGCGGCGAGGCCAAGCGCGATGGCAGGACGACGACCGATCGATTTCGTGAAACTGTCGAACCGCTTGGAATCCATGTGCATCCTTTCGTTACCGAAGAATCACGTTACTCGGGCCGGGTGGGGGAATCTCCCTCCTTTCACGGCGTTCGGCCCATACCGGGGCACCGCACCCACGGCATGTCAGATCCCCTTCCTGGGGGGAGCGACCACAGTAAGAGCAGGGACTGCTGTCAGGAAAGTACAGTGGGCGCTTCATCGGCCGCGAGAAGGCGTAGGCTAGCACCCGTCCATTGTCGCCCACAAGGATATCGCTGTCCTGAGAGAGGGGTTTATCCCCCATTTCCAGCATCCTGCCGACCGCTTGGTTCATGCGCCGTTGCTCCGCAAGAGTCCTCGTCATCATGGCATCGGCGTGCCGGGCGCGATCTTCCAGTTGTGCATGGTAGTCATGGAACTCCCTGACGTTGATGATGATGCACACGCAGGCGAACCCGACGATGACAAAGAGAAACTCATAGCCGACCATCGGGAACCTGATTCATCCTGCGGTAGATGGGGATGTTGTTCCGGTTGGCCCGCCTGACCTCTTGATCGGCACCAGGGGAGCGATCGATCAGATAGAGGGCGTCACACCTGTCAAGGAGAGAGAGGCACCACTGGATGTAGAAGTCGTACGGCGGATGGGCGATCCGCTCACGGCGCAGGAACATATCGAAGTAATGCATCAGGTGGGGAACCACCGGCCAGTGACCCCTCCGGGTAAGCTCGTAGCCGACCCACATGGCGTTCTCGACGTTGTTCAGCACGCGCATGTCATCAGGGTGGCTATAGGGGCCGCTCACGAAGATGATCATTCGTCCGTCTTTCCCGGGAACGGGGGATTTCCGAGATCTCGCGTGCGTTCGATCAGGGTGGCTTCGCGTTTGCAAATCGTGCAAAACCCCTGATACTGGTAGCGATTGGTAATCACCGGCCACGTCACGTCGCAGCTCCCGCAATACCACCAATCGGTATGTGTCACCCGTGTGAAGGTGGCGCTCATCGCGGATCCCATTCGGACGTCGGAACGTAGCCCGCGTAAAAGTAGAGCCACTCGATATCCCCGGCGCTCAGGTCGGGGAACGCCTCGACAATCAGATCCACAACCTCCCGGCCGGGGTCGCGCTTCCCTGACTCCAGGCGGCTGATATAGGAGTGATCAACGCCAACCTGACGCGCAAAGTCCATCATGGTTAACCCGCGCATCCTCCGGATCCGGTTCAGGAAGGATCCGAACTTCTGGCGCGGGGTCAGGGTCGAGAACGCCTGCGTCGTGGTACCACTTGGCCCGGTGCTTGCATACGTCGTCTCCGTACTCTGCTGCCGGGCATGAGCAACTGTGGACGATCCCACCCGTAACCTCCATCACATACGCCGTGTCGTTCTGCGTTCCGGACGTGGCAATCCAGGCTCCGGAACTATTGATCTGTCGCACGGTCACGCCTTGTGCGATGGCGCGGGCCAGTGCCTCTTGCCATCGTGCCGGGGTCGACCGCTTGCGCTCAGGCGTGCCATTCATCGTTCCTCCGAGGTTGCTTCCGTTCCAACCTGAAAGAATGTTACCACACTAGCGGGGTATTGTCAACCCGTAGGGTAGGTCAAAGAGTCCGCGCTCTCCCTTGTAGGGAAATGGATCGATGGGGTCAATGCGGGTAAAGACCCAAGCCCACCGGCCGTTGGAGTAATCCCCGAAGGCATACTCCATGTCGGGGATAGCGTCCCGAATTGCCTCGGTCGGAACGACCCTGCCAAGAACCGCCAAGGCAACCATCTGACCATAGGGCATGGTATCCCAACTGATCTCACCCATTCGCATAGCGTCCTGAAACGCGGCGACCGATTCGAAGTACTCTCGCTCGTCTCGGGTGACTTTCCGCCTGGCCGCATGGATCAGGATCGGCCCACGGTACGGGGTTTGCCACGAACGGGTTTCAACCCACTTGTTGCGCGTGGCAACCAGACTGGCCCACGGTTGCCACAGTGAGATTGCTTTCATCCTTCACCCCCAACGAGTTCCCAGACGCGGGCCATTGCTAGATTGCGGGTGCGCCCAAACCCCTCGGTGGTGGGGTCGGTATAGAGGGTGGCCTTCCACTTGCTCTGGGTGACGCGCTCCACTTCCCCGACGAACTCGCTGCGGTAGTACCCTGCGGCCCACGACCGGGCCACCCGGTAGCGGGAGTGGTAGGGACGGATCTGGAAGTAGGCGTAGGTGGGGAGGGTCATCGCACCATCTCCTTCACCCACTGTTCCTCCAGAAGATCGTCATCGACGGATGGCCGGTCGTCCTCGTCCGGTTCGTGATCTTCGATCCATCGCCCGACCAGGGGAGCGATCGCATCGACGATCAGATGGGATGTGGTGACGCACCGCCCGCACGTTTCGTGAGTCGGAGCCTCGCCATAGCTCTTGGCCGCGTGGACGATGGGGCTGATGGCATTCACCAGTCGCTCTCGGGTGACTGGCTCTCGGTTCGGGATCCCGGACGTCAGATAGGTGTTGCGGATGCGCCGGTACTCGGCCACCGTGGACGGATGGCCCTCAAAGAGCCACGCGATCAATGTCTGGGTGTCGGTAATCCCGTGTGGGTTATTGTCTTGCGCTAACACCTCCAGCATGGTCAGGAGGGTCAGGACGTCACTTCTGGCGCTGGGGCTGCCATCACTCATCGCTCGACGATCCCTTTCGGTACGGCACCCCACCAGTCTGGTTCGGTGGAGGATGCCATGTTGGTCATGCCACCAAGGGACAGGAGGAAGGACGATCGCGCGTTCCCCTGCCCATCCTCGGCGCGCTGCTGATAGACATGCTCGGGCGCATCGTTGCTGATCATGTGCATCACGTCACCCAGGCTGCAGACGAAGATGCCACCGAAGTAGGGGATGCGCTGCTTGAACATCTCCGTGACGTGCCAATCGACCCAGAAGAACAGCGACATACTCCAGTCGTAATAGGCGTCGTATCGCTCCACATCCTTGCGGTTCAACACCACCGTGAAGCGGGGATCCATACCATAGCGATCCGCCGTGAAGAACGGGGTGGTCTGGGTTTTCAGGTCGGCCACATTGGGGAATGGGGTGAACACGTCGCCGTAGACCAGATCGGCCGCGTACTTGTCGATCCCCTTCGCAGGGTTGATGTGGATGGGGAGACGAAGCTGCGTTCGCATGATCTCGACGAAGGCCCGCTCGTATTCCTCCCCGACCCGGCACCAGGGATCCTTGTCCTGATTGCTGGCGACGTGGATGCTACGGGCGCTCATCGCCACAATCCGCCATGAGCGCATCGAGCGCCTCGATCATCGCGTCGTAGCGTTGACCGTCGATATCTTGCGGTCGGTCGTCCTCGTCCTCCCCCATGCCGTAGTGATAGACCTTGACGGCCTCGTAGAGATCCTCCAGTAGCCCATACCGCTTGGCCGCTTCCCGCATGTTGCGGACGTTGACCGAGAGCTTCGTGCTATAGACGTTGGGGTCGGAAATCTCCCCCGCCTTGGCCTGCCGCACGCGCTCGTTGCGCCAGCGTCGGAGATCCTGCGATCGCGCGATAAGCTGGTTCTTCTGCTCGATCAGCGACACCCGAAGCTCCGACTTCTCCAGATCGGTGAAGTAGCGACCGCTGGGGTGCATCATGCGGATGCCGCGAGAACTCATCTCGGTCAGGCGGCGATCCGTCTCGGCAATCGCCTGACCCAGCTTGGTCATCCACGACTGGCAGACTTTGACGTTCTCCGGTTCCCCGTGCATCATCTCCGAACGGAGGATTTCCTCCATGCGGATACCACCTTTTCCGTCGTCGGGGAACAGGGAGTGCGACCCCGCAACGATGGGATTGCCCCGCTTACTGAATCGTGTGCCTTGCACTAGTAGCCTCCGTAACGAGGATCGTCCTGACCGTCGTCAAGATCCTCATTGAGCCGCTTCTCAGCGTTCTTCAGACACTTGCCATGCCACAGGATGCGAATGATCTTTTCAACACCATCCTGTGTCTGCGGGAAGTCCTCGGTGATCGTTGATTTGCTTGGCACCACCTTTCGTTTGCACCACGGACAGGTGTCAATAACCTCGTACTCGGGGCCGGGGTTGATGATCGATGGATCGACGTATCCCTGATCCTGCAGCCACGCAAACCAGACGTTCTGGACGAGGCTGGCGACCCCGGCAACCTCACCCCGTTCCTCGGCCAGATTCGCGGCAAAGCGAAACTCGTCGTCGGTCATCACGACCGAGAGGGTGCTGAGATTAGCGCCCACGACACACCAAAAAAGCTCGGAGCGCGAGGGTCATGCGCTTCAGGTGCTTCTTCTCGGCCGCAGCATTCCGACGAGCGCGGTGATAGGTGGCTCTAGCCCTCTCAAATGCCTCTCGCTCCTGCGTGCATTCCGGCCTATCCACCATCTGCTCCGTGCAATGCGTGGGCATCGAGTGTGTACCCAAGTCCGGCCTTCCAGTTCCCCCACCGCTCTTCCTGGGATGCCACGGCGCAGAGATGGTCTTGGTACATGCGCTGGTAGCCTGCCCACGTCCACCCCGCGATAGCGGCGAGATCCTCGTCGGTCGGCTCACAACGCTCGTCGGTGTTCGGCTGGGCGCTGCAGTCGGGATAGTCGTTCATCGTTCCTCCGGTCAGGTTCCGTTCCTGACTACCCGACAATACTACCATAATCCTCCCGGTATGTCAACCCCTAGTCAAGCACCTCATGCCAGATCAGGACGGGGTCGTCGGGGAAGGCCAATGCGCCAAATGGCTTCTTCATCCAATCGGGATCGTGCGTGGCTTGGTAGACGAAATGCTCCCACGGCTTGGTGGTGATCGCCATAAAGTGCCCCGTGCCAGCGTGGCGTACGGCAGGCTTCACCCAGAACTCCGTCTCAACCAGATCGGGACTCCGCAGGCGTACAGCGACGAATTTGCCGTCCGACTTCGGGGGGAGGGGGCCATAGCCATCGTTGACGTAGATGCGTCCGTCAGGCAAGGTAACCTCCATGCGCCGAGGGTGTCGGATGGTACCGCGATCCTCAATCTCTTCGTCATAGCCATGTTGGGTCGTGATGATCAGCGGCCCCAGCTTCGGATCACGCGAGAGGGGAATAAACGTCGGGGTGACTCTCATCGGTGGTGATCTCCGTAGTAATAGGATCGTTGCCTAGCATCCTGTAGCTCCCGGTACTGCCACGCGATGGTGGCGCACCGTGTCCCAACGTGGGGAATCTCCTGGCAATCCCAGATGGAGAGCTTCCAGATCGGGACGGCCGTGGGGATGCGCATCGTGGGCGTGGGGTCAAGCGTCACCGGGGTGGCGTCCGTGGGTGGTGGAATTGGATCGATGGGAGGCGTGGGGGTGGCAACGGCCGAGGCGATCATCACCACCGCGACCGTGAACAGCACCGCCAGGATGACCTCGCGCCCTCCCATTACCCTCTCCGAAATGCCATACCCGCGCGGGAGTATTCCACACGGATATCGTGGCGGGTCATCGTGCGTGCCCGATCCGGATCCAGATGCTCGTCCTTGTAGAGCCGGTCGTGATGCTCCCCGCACTTGGGGCAGAAGTAGGTTTTCCACTCAGCGGCCTGGGAGTAGCGCAGGCAGGAGGGGCAGCGAATCCCCCCTCCTGCCCTGATGCCCGTTGCGGCACGCGGCACGCTATTCCTGCACCGATCGCGCGAGACGTGCCGCCTCGGTGTTGATCGTATCGGCATCGCAGCCGATCGAGCGGCAGATGGCCCGGGACATCACTAGCATGCCGTGATGACGCTCACGATCCGTGTCGCATAACACCCGACCCCGCTGCAGACGGTCGTTCGTCGCCCACGACGCGGCCAATTGCTGGCGGATCACCGACGTCAGGTGATGCTTGTCGACCTGACGCACCGAGGGGATGCTCATACCGAGTAGACCTCGACCCACCCCGGGTCGCTGGCAGGCATAGCTCCGATGCCAATGGCTCCGTCGTCGAAGGCTACCTGAATAGCGACCCAGCGCACCTTTCCCTTCTTGTAGCGCCGGATCGCCTGATAGGTGCCAAGGGAGCGCCGGGGCAGACCCGAATCCCGAATGTAGGGTCGGGTGAGGACGGAGCCAATGTCCTCGCTAGGATCCTCGATCCAGAGGCGTCCAAGACTCTCGGTCATAGTCCCGCGACCTCGGCCATCTCCGGAAGGCGTCCCGGCATCTCGACATAGGCATGGTCGTTCGGCGGATCCGCAGGATCGCGTGGGGCGCGCTGGCTCAGGAGCCGCGATACCTGCACAAGCTCGGTGCGGCGCTGGCTGATGATGCGGGCCGCAACGTGCAAGGGGTCGGCTCCTTCCTCCCTGACCATGCGAATGGCGGCGGTCTTGGAAATGTACGGGATCGTCAGTGAACGGGGCACGCGATATCCTCCTAGATGCGAGACGGCTCGTCGATCACCACATAGGTCGTGGTGTACAGCACGGTACGAAAACACGCCGGACAGACCGCAACACTCATGGGGATCAGGGTGATGACGGTTTGGCGGCAATAACACTGGTAGCGAACCGCTCCCGAGGGGTGATGCTGCACCTGGGGAGCGTACGGGACAGCAGCATAGCTTCGCACGATGACGTGCGGGAACAGCCACTGTCCCGTCACGATCCGCTCGATGGCCTTCGCGCGTTGTCCTCGGCGCACCACCTCCTTCTCGTCGTCGCCTGGGCGCACACCCATGTCGATAAGCGGCAGCCAGTCTCCCCGTGGGCCTAGCGGCTCCGGTCGAGGGAGTACTGCTGCGGCTCCCGATCCTCCCTCGCGCTCTGGTTCAGAATCGGCTTGTTGCTGGCGCATGTGTCAAGACACTCCTTGAAGCTGAACCCCTGATCCTTGCACCACTTCCAGACCTCGCAGGTCGCGTGGTGATCGAGATAGAGGCGTTCGAACATCCAGCGCCGGTTCTCGGGGATGAACTCCACGACATCGGTGCGGCCCTCAACCTCGCGGGGGTTTACCCGGGCAAGGTTGCCTGCTCGGAAGTCGAGGGGGTCGGGGTTGAGGGGGGTGCGCTTTCCCCACTCGATGCCGTCTGCGATGCGCTTGATGTGCTGTACCCAGACGACGGGTTCTTTGCAGAGGCGGCAGGGCTTTCTTTCAAGCCGCCCTCCGGACTGAGCCATGTGAGGAACTCCCATTCACTTGGCGCGATGTGGCCGTCGCGGATGGCCCCGGCGACCCGGTTCAGGATGCGCTCGACCTCGATCGCGTTCTTCTTGTGGATGCTGGTGACCGGAAGGGCGTCGGTGTAATCCTTGACGAGCCGTGACACCTGTTGCATAGTCGATGCGGCCAGCCCGCGTCGGATCTGTTCGTGATCGCTCAATCGTCTATCCGCATAGCCATATCGATCGCTTGGTCGGTGAGATCGATATCGACCTCTTCATCGAGCGGCCTCGTCTCGATGGCGACCTCAATGGTGGAGGCGAGTGACCAGACCACCTGGGCCTCGCGGTGGTAGTTATCGCTCTCCAGTCGCCTCGCCTTCCAGTTGAGATCGTTGGCCGTTGACGACCACGCAGAAACCAGCTTCTTCACTCGCACACCCTCCCGAATGCGTCGTTGAGGTTCCGGTCGATCTTCTGCCGAGTTTTAGCAATGACATCATCGAGCGCACGCGTCATAAGACGATCAATCGATGCCATGCCGTTCGCCTCGCAGACGGCGCAATACCGGCTCTCACCGCTGCGGGGGCGCAGACCGCACGAACGACACATCGGATCAGGGGAGGGGGTGTTAGAACTCATGATCAGGGGGTTCCTCCGGTTGCTGCTCCGTGCGGTTGGCTTGGTATGCCGCTCGGATATCCCGCGCCTCGGGAGTCCCGACGAGAACCACCCACTCCTTCCACCGGCCGTAGACGCTCATCCCCACGGCCAGGGTATCCTCCATCGCCCGAGGGTTGGCATGGTTGACGCCAACATCGACCTGCGTCTGAAACGACCCCGGCTCCGTGGTAAAGCGCAATCGGGATCGCTTCTGGCGGCGCTGTAACTCGTCCTGCCAGAGCCGGGCAAACTTGATTGAGCTAGCGATGGGGTCAACGTCCGCAAGATTTACTTCCCCATCACTCGCGGCGGGCAAGTCGGGCCAGAGTCGATCGCGGAAGATGCGTACCGTGATCGACCCCTCCCACAGCGGCGTGACGTTACTCGGTAGCTCGATCGGCATTCCATCGCTCCCATTGATGCTGTTGGTGCTGGCGGGCAGGGGATGCATCTTCGTCGCAGCAGAAGAATCTGATGAGTCGGTCGGCCATAGCGATGACCTCCTGTTCAACCGTGATGCGGCCAACCAGGGTGACGGCGATATCCTTCCAGCCATTCGTTTGAGCAGCTTGGAGTTGGTGACTCTCCGATATGATGTGGGTGATCGCATTGGCTCGGTAGACCCTCGCATGCTCACAGACTTCATCTTGGAATTCCGGGGTGATCCTAGCCATCGCACTGCTCTCTGAATGCCGCCTCGTAGGCCCGCTGACGAATCTCAGCTATCGCCACGTAGACCATCCAGTAGTCAGCGTTGTTGTCATCCGGCCCCATGCGCTCAATCGATCTCCTAGCCTTCTGGGTGTACGTTCCCTGAGACGCCTTGGCAACCTCGATCTCCTGTCGGAGCATGCGACACAGGTCGGCCGCACGAAGGCGAGGTTGCGAAGGCTGGACGGTCGCGGGGTCATCGCTCACCGTGCGTGGCCTCACGGTCGCCGCGCAGCACCGCATCGACTGCCCGGTCGTGGGCATCCGTCCCGGTGAAGGATCCGAGGTACTGCAGCCGGTTCAGCGCCCGGTGGATCCAGGCGCGTCCGTGGATCGTTCGCATCGTCTGGTAGCGGTAGATGTAGCCGTAGGCTTCCACATCCCCACCCGGGGCAATCTCTCCCACATACCCGGCCACGCGAGGCTGACCGCGCAGGTCGACACCGCCGCTCCACTCCCGTACCGGGTAGGGCGCAATCTCAACCGTCCCGTAGATCGGCGTGGTGTCCCTCGGGACGCGATGCTCAATCACCAACGATTTCGATATCCTCGGTACCAAAGAAGCGCTGGGCATGGATAAGGTCGACACGATCCCCCCACAGTCTGGGCAGCCGTCGCTCCAGGGCGTCGATCTGCTGCTCGTAGTCAAGCTGCAGGAGCAGAAGGCGTTGCTGCTCCTGCTCGACGTGATCCCTTACCGCCCGGAGCGCGATCAGCCGTTCCTCGATCTCGACAGTAGATGCGGCAATATCGCTCAGCGATCGCGGGGTAGTTCCGCCAACTTGCAGGGCCAAGGATGTCTCCCATCACCTCAGCGCCGTAGCGCGCACCAGCATTCCACGCTCTCCGCTCTCGCGGGTCGGAGTAGGTTTCCGGAAGCTGGTTCGAATGGATCTGGATCAGGAACTGCAGCGCCCGCCGCTCACACCGGGTCAACTTCTCCCCACGGTGAAAGATCTTAAGCCGCTGCATCATCTGGAACGACGTTGCCAGCCCCCTCAGGTGTCGCGTCATCGCCTCTTCCATCCACTGGTGCGGTGGGCGCACCATCCGTTTCCTCCTTCGGCCTCGCGGTTTCCGTCCGCCGCGACACCACTAGCTGCCCGCGACCGATAAGCTCGACGAGCAGACTCACCGACCCCTCGCCCGAGGTTTCCCCGGCCCGCAACCGCAGGCCGAGGCTCTTGGCGACTTCCGCCGCCTTGCGGTAATCGCCCTCATGGACGTAGATGCGCTTCTCCTTGCGACCCCCCCGGTCGGGGAGTGGCCCCAGCTTGGCCGTCACTCGCTGCCGACTGATGCCCTCGCGTCGGGCAATCTCGGAGCGGTTGATGCCCTGGGCCTCTAGCTTGCGCCAGCGTTCGACGCGCGCCTCGGCCTCACTGTCCATCGGTCGTGGCATCGTGTTACTCATTTCTCCCCCTTTTCACGCTCCGTATAATACCACAACTAACCGGGTATGTCAACCCCTGACAAGACCCGTTCAACCTCGTCGCCATCCTTGGGACGCCATACGTAGCTGGGGATTCCGCACCGGGGCAGCAGGGACAGCATTGCCTTCTGGTTGGCCCGCACCGTCCCGGTGTTGGTCTTGACCTCGACGCAGATCGTGCGGTGCAGATGGGGGTGGCCCAGCGTCAAGTCCGGCCATCCACTGATCGCGGCCAGGAGCGCCAGCAACCCCCGGAGTGGCCCTTGGGCCTGCCCCTTCTTGATGCGCTGGATGATGTGCCCGAGGGCCGCGAGGCCGCTATCGGGGATCGAGAGCAGCACCACCCAGCCGTAGTATCCGGCCTGCTCGACGAGCGTTGCCTGCCACTGTGCCTCGCTCACCGAGTCCTTGTAGGCATCCGCGCCCATCTGAAAGCGTGGGCGCGTCATTCGAATGACACTCCCAAGAGGGTCGCGGGTGTCTCACGCTTCTGGATGGCCTGAAGATGCTTGATGGCTTGCTCAGTGGAGCGGCGACGATTCATCCCGGTCGCCGCCCTGAACAGGTTGGCCCGACGCTTGATCAGGGGAACTAGGGACAGGGTGGAATCTCGCACCCACTGCCTCGCGTCAGCCTCCCACTTCTCCACTGAATCGTTCGTTTCCCTCATGCGTACCACTGCTCTCTGATGTAGGGATTGGCCCGCCGCCTCGCGCAGACATGCTCACGCCGGTCGTAGCGGCTCCGAGGGTTGCCAATCGGGATCTTGCGCTTCAGCCTGCGGTTGTCCCAATTGCAGGAGAGGTACTGAAACTCAACCGTCCCGATCTTTCGCTCGGGAAAGAGGTTGAGGATCATTCCCACGTCCATGACGTGATTGGGATCTTCGTCCACGTCTTGCCGTCGTCGTGCGAGACAGAGAAGTAGTCTCCCCCGGTCAAGTGGCTGATCTGTCCCGAGGCGTAGAGCTTGATGGTGTCGACGCCGCGCGGAACGGTTAGGGCGTGCCACGCGCCGTCATCGATGCGGAATGATCCCCACCACTCACCACCGCCTGGACGGTTGCGGACGGATGGGAACAGGTTGATGCCGATCTCACGACCATCGCAGTAGACGGCAACCTCCCGACTCCCACAGACAAGGATCGTGTGTCCCTCATCGATCCTGGCCGAGATGCGCCGATTCCCCACATCCACCGGGTACGGTGCCCACTCGTCGATCGTCAGGTAGTCCCCCGTGACAGATGCAAGGATCTGTGGCTCAGGGATGGTGAGAACCTCCTGCCCGCCATCAGTCCCGCCGTAATACGCGGTCGTGTCCTGGGAGAGCGGGGTCGGGATCATCTCCATGTGCGGTGGCGTAGCCCACGGAACCGGATCGGGGATGGCCGAGATGTAGGAATGCAGGCTGTCCATCGCCGTCATGGCAGGAGCCACATCGACCGAGATGGTGCCCGTGGCTTCCCCGAGGATTGCCCCGGTGGGTGCGGCCTCCACCGGAGCCACCTTCGCCACTACAGCGGCGACGAGTGCGCCCAGCCCTGATCCGAACAAGCGACGACGATTGATCGTGGTCATTGCGATTCGCTCTCCTTGTCCTTCATTCGCCGCGTCATCGATGCGACGAGGGTGTCGGCCTTGCGCTTGGCCGAAGTGGTCAGTACCTGCATCTCGTAAACATCGACCGCCTCGTCGATGGTGAGTCGGGTCGACCCCTTTTCGTGCAGGAAGCGGAGTATCTGCAGAGCGAGGTCGATGGCCCGGAGATTCTCCTGCACGCCGTGCGCGTGCGCGAGGGCATCATTACCTCCGGGCATCGACGTATTCCTCCTACCAGCCCTGGCACACCCAGAGATAGCCAAGTCCTGCGGCCCACTCCCGCGCCGCAATGTCGATCTGGGTGTAGGGATCGACCCAGGCCGCTGCCGGGTTGTGTCCATAGGGGTGGTACTGGAACAGACCGCGCTCCCCGTTCGGGCCGACCGCATAGGGGTTGCCGCCGCTCTCGCAGTACATCACCCGCACCAACTGATCGCCGTTGCACCCGTAGCGGGCACAGGCGTCGTAGATGGCCTGCTCGTAACTGTACCCTTGGGCGCTTGCCTGCCCGCCCAGGAACACCACCACCATCCATGCCGCCACGATTGCGCGACGAATCATGACCCGACCTCCCTGTTGCGGCTCCCGACAATGTTGCGGAGAGCCAGATAGAGCAAGTCCCACGCCCCAAGGCGGGTGCGAGGAAATCCTTTGACCTCTCCTTTCTTCCAGACCTGATCCGGTCGACCCCACTTCGACAGGGTCACCATCAGATCTTCCTCCGAGACCTCGTCGCTCCCCCAATCGGGGTTTGCGTGCATCCCAGGATACCCCCGGTAATCACTCGACTCCATGCGACCAAGGAGTTCGATCTGGTAGTTCCCTGTTTTGGGATCGCCCGTGGTGTCGTTCCAGATCCGGGCCGTTCCCAGGTGGCGCTTCAATCCCTCGATGCCGTAGGGCCACAGTTCAACCGTGACGACGATCACACCGTCCCTCCGTTGGAGACAAGAGGATTGCCGGGATACGGGTGGCGCTGGGATTTCTCCATCTCCGCGATGTAGGCATCGGTGAGCGCGGCGGGGAAGATCAGATCAAGCACGGCCGTGACGTACGGGCTATCGGGGCCAAGGGTCATGATCGACTGCGCGCCGTTTCGGGCAAGCCAGACGCGGCTTTCCGAACGCACCTCCCCGGGAAGGGTCGTGACTTCCAGGCGTGCCAGATGCAACACCTTCTCCCAATCGAGGTTCTCCCTCGGAACCTTCCCCCCGTGCGTGACGATGTACGCCTTCGCCGCCTCGCTATCCATGCGCGTCAAAATATCGTCGCGCTCCCGCAGCGCCGCATCAAGGCTGATGTTGACAGGTGGCAAATGCTCTCTCCCTCTCAGGCGATGACCGGGGTGATGCCGTGGCGATCCGCCTCGGCAATCTCCACCGTTCGTGCCGTCTCGATGTAGTCCTTCTGCACCACGCCCTTCTCCCGGTCGCCCCGGGTGTGGGGAGCGATCCAGAAGGTGCCGTAGTAGCGGGGATCCCCAAACCTCCCAAAGAGGGGAGCCTCTTTCGTGTAGACCCGCTTGTGCCGTCGCACGGCGTGCAGCGGCATCTCGCGCATGACCTCCCCCAGCGGTCGGGCCAGCTTGGCGTTCGTCGACCCGGCCGGGAGGATCTCCAGAATGTGGTACTTGGTCAGCGGCGGGTCGCCACGCCGCTCGGCATCCCTTCGCTCCTGCCGGGAGGCGTAGCGTGGCTCCACCGGGCGAGGGCGGATGTTGCGGTAGTTGGCAAGCTCAAAGGCGTGCAGCGTCGGCATCACGAACACCGTGGAGAAGGCGATCACCGATCGATCGTTCGGGGTGTGGAGGGTGTTCCCGCTGAAGATCGCCCGACCGAGGGGCGCAGAGGACGTCCACTCGTTCCAGATGGCGACGTGCGATGTGTCGTCCTTTTCCCACTTCAGGTAATCACCCTCTATGTGCGGCAATACCAGCGGCTTGCCGTCGTGATCGAGGACGGTGTGAACCTCGTAGAGTGGCCCCAGCATCCCCCGGTTGGTACGGATGAAGGGATACATCAGGAGGTACCACCCGATATTCGCGGCAACGTCGTGGCTGTGCCGCTGCATGATCGGATGCTCTTCCCGAAATGCCTCAGCGATCTCGTCCGGAGAGAGCTTCGGGAGGGTGGTCATCTCGTCACGATCGATGGTGTTGTCGGGACGCCGCATGAGATGCACCATCTGGCTGGCGGTCATGCCCACCGTGAGGGTGCCCCAGCGGCGCACCGGGAAGTTCACGACCTCCTTGATGCGGACGTTCAGATCGTGATCGCTCTCGGGGAGCGCCCACTCCGTCAGGGTGGAGAACCAGGGTGGGACGCATCCGGTCATGCCCTTGAAGTTCATACTGAGCATCTGGCCCGTGACAAGAACCTCCATCATGTCCGTGATGTCGAGCGTCGTCCGCTCCTCAAGCGCAGACAGGAAATAGTCACGCGTCTTGTCTGGATCCGGGGCACGCTCCATGAACTCCGCGAACGGGTAGTTGCCATCGGCCAGCGCCGTGGGCAGGTCGCTGAAGTAATCCGTCAGACGCTTCATCGTTCCTCCGAGTCGCTCCCGGGCGGCTCCGTATTCCAACCCGGGAGCATAGTACCACATCATCGCGGGTATGTCAACCCCTAGAACGGCTCGTCGGCAAAGGTCGTGTTCCCCTGGCTGATCGACATCGGACTGACGCGCAGGGAGGCGGGTAGCTCGGGATAGGGATTGGTTCCGGTCAGGATGGGGATCGGCGTGGAACGGCAATGAAAGCGACGGCTCCGTTCGTCGAAGGTGAAGTAGCACTCCCCCAGCGATCCGTAGACCCCTTCTTCGCGGTTCTTCCACACCTTGACCGTCGTCTGGTTGATCGGCTCGGTGTACTTGTTGCGCTGCACCCCGAGGATCGCATCCGCCATGTTGTACCAGTGGGCGCTCCCCGCGATGGAGTAGGGCTTCGGCATCGTTTCCTCGGCATCCTCCCGCTGCCCGAAGTCCTGCTTGGTCGGGTGAGCAATCACGAATACCGTCGTCTGATACCGATCGGCAAACTCATGCAGTTGCAGGATCGAGTTCGCCACGTATTCGGTGTCGCTCTGACCGTCCGGGCGCATCGGGAGCAGATAGTTCCAGGGATCGATGACGAGGCCACCAATGCCTGAGCGCAAGGCAAGCTGCTCCCCACGCGAGACGATCTCGGGGATGGAGAACTTGGTATAGCTGGAACCTTGGGTCGGGGCATCGATGCGGAAGAAGCGATCCCGCACCCAATCGATGCCGATGTCGAGTTCCTCGGCAGTCATCTGCTGCTCGTAGCCGGGAAGGAGCGGACGGTCGTTGGCGATCTGGACGTACTTCATCAGCGCCATCACCGGCCGACCGGCTTCGGGGGAGAACACCCCGAACTTCATGTCGTGGATGTGGGCCAGATTGACGATCAGGTTGTTGACCCAGGAGGTCTTGCCGTGGCTGGGCACGCCGTAGATGACGACCACCGACCCCGACCAGACGGTGTAGAGGCTATCGAAGTCGATCCACCCGGTGGAGAGTCCCTTGGGGAGTCCGTGCTGATGGATATAGTGGGCTTCCTCGCGCTGATCTTCGAAGGTGTAGATCCCCGGAGGGTTGACCGGCCGCGCCCGGGATATCAGATCGGTGAGCGCCTTCGTCCCGCGCTCGACGAGCATCTGATTCGCATCTTTGACCCCCTCGGGCCACGCGACCTGCCAGCATCGCTCGGCCCCGAAATGCTCAACCAGCCACTCGGCCAGCTTTTGCCCCTCCATGTCCGCATCGGTGGCGATGATGAACCGCTTGATGCCACTGAGGATCTCGGCGTTGCGCGGCTCCAGAAAGGCCATCGCCTTGTTCCCGACCTCGGCCACCCCGGTGGTGGCACCTGTCACCGGGTCGCGGATCAGTCCTGGCGCACCATCGGGGGGAGAGATAGCGATGAACCCGGCCTCATGGCAGGCCATCACATCAAGCTCCCCCTCGGCAACCACTACCGTCTCGGCACCATTCGCCGCGTCGATGTTGAAGCACGACCTGAGCGCTTTCTTCTCTTGCCGGAAATCTTTGGGGAGGATGCGGTGCTTGATGTTGACGAGGGTGCCGTCGAGGCGATAGGGGAAGTGCAGCGTCGGTTGATCGAATTCTTCCCACCGTTCGGTGGACTCGATCCCGAAGTGGTGCATCACATCTTCGGGGATCTCGCGCTGTCCGCACCACTCGACGGCCCAATCGTGGAGCAACCCCGGCATAGTGCGGGGAGGCATGACCTCTGTTTGGGGCCGCTCCGCTTCAATCCGTGGCCGCTGCGGGGCGTTTGGGCGCGAAAGGGGGGTAGATACCACTCTGGGGGTCAGGCCGCGTTCTCGGGCCTCTTTTCCGAGGCCGAAGGTATACGGGCAGCGGTGGCACTTCCCTTCCCCGCGTGCGAGGTTGACCGAGAGATCCTTCTGGGTGCGTTTTCCTGGCGAATGCGTGTCCCGGCACTTGGGACACCACGTCTTGCATTCCTCGGTGCGGCAGTGCCGGACGTCGATATCGAGATCGGCATAGGTGATCCCGGCTTCCTCTTCTGGTCGTGTGATCATCGTCCCATCTCCGACGTGGCAAGTCGATAGCGGCTCTCCCCAATGGAGATCGCCTGACGTTCCTCGGGGGTTGGGGTTCCCCACATCGTCATCTGCCGCTTGTACTCGGGATCCTGTAAGGCGTTGATGAATCGCGTCTGCAGACTGACCTTGGCCTCGGGTGAAAGCTGATGCCACCCTAGCGTCTCGCGGATGCAGTCCCGACAGTAGCGGACACCACCCATGCCCTGATCACCGAGGGTCAAGGTGATCGATTCGCACAGGCTGCACTGGTTGGCGGAAAACCCATTCCGATCCTTGCGACGACTCATGACATCACCTGTGTCAGGAGTTCCCACGTCTCGCGCGGGGAGACGGGGTTGTTCTCGGCCCACCACGATCCGTTCGGGATGGTGTCAATGACGATCGGGTCGCGCGGCCCTATCCACTTCAGTGCGTTACCGATCTGCTTGATGCCGGTGATGCTGTCCACGATCTCGCTCGGTGTCCGGTCAAGGGCAGGCCATGCGTGCGCGCCGCGCCACATGGCATCGGGAGCGTTCGCCGCCGCAACCTCGATGCTCCCATTGGGAAAGGTCACTACCCACCATTTCATGTTGTCACCCCCGTTGGCTTGGCATCCCATCGTTCCCCATTGATCCACGTACTGAAGTGCGGGATGAATCGCGTCTCGGTTCCCTCCTTCTGCCAGTAGGCGATCCAGGCGTGCAGCCCGTTCCAGATCTGCGTATCGAGATCAGGGTGCTGGACGATCTTGGCTCCAACCGTCTTTCGGAACGCCTCCATCTCCTGCCCGCGATCCAGGGTGCGCGGGTAGAGCTTGCGGATCTCCAGAAAGAAATGCTTGACCCGTTCCTCCTGCCAGTACGAATCGGCCTCTTCGCGGGCCAATCGGGTCATCGGTTTATCTGTCGATTTCTTTTGTGGGGCGGGGGTAGGGGGTGGGGTCGTGCTTTCCGCGCCCACAGACGAGCGCCCATTATCCCTGATGGATTCCTTCTCTGCAGAAGATGATTCTTTCTTCTTGTTCAGACCGTCTTGTTCGGGTGACATGGGTGTCAGGGGTGGGGTGACATGGGTGTCAGGGGTTGACGCAGCACCCGTGACACGGGTGTCAGGGGTCAGGAACCCATCATCCCCGGGAGAGAGCATGACATAATGGTTCGGTTTTCCTGGGGATCGGATGACTGAGAGCAATCCGAGGGTTTCCAATCGGTCGATGGCGCGGTAGACCGACCGGGGATCCATGTTGATATCCGTGGCGATGGTATCGATCGAGGGGTAGGCCGCGCGTTGCACGTTGCTATACAACCCGAGGGCCACATAGGTTCGCAGCACCGCGCTATGCTCCGTCAGCAGTGGGCGCGCGATGACGTGATACAGCATCGTGAATCCCTTGGGTCGAGGCCCAGAGATCCGCAGTAGTTCATCGCCCGTGGTTGTGGTAGGATCAGACACGGTGACCTCCTCACCAAAATCCCGAGGGGCAGCCGCCATTCCTTACCTCGGGTGAGCTATGGGGCCGGATCTTCCCTCCCGGCCCCTGCTCTTTGCCTGCGATGCTAGCCTAGCTGACCGGCTGCAGCAACCGGGGCAGCAACTCGTCGTCGATGAAGATCACCACCTGTTGCTGATCCTCGCTGCGTCCCTTGATGGCCATCAGTTCCTTGCGCGCCTGCTGCAGGAGACTGACCGCATTCGCCACCCGATCCTCGCGGCTGATCTTGGTGGGCTTTGCCCCATTGTCCGGGTGCGTCGCAAGCTCTGATCGCGCCTGCTCCGCGACGGCCGTCAATCCTTCCGCGAATTCCTCTTCCAGATCCTCAGCCGTTGCATCCCCGTATAGCACCGGGTCGACCGCATCCCCACCCTCCCGGTCGAACATGCTGGCCGGAAGGGTCGCCTTCGCCACATCCCGACCGGCATTCCGCGCCTCGATGACGTGCTGGTCGGTGATCTTGGCCTTGGGATCGTGCTGCAACCGCTCCTGCAGGTCGGCCAGCAATCGCTCCTGGGCAGGCATCGGTAGCCGTGCCGCGTGAGTCGAGGCCCATTTCGCCATATGGCCGGTTTCCGCCGCCTCGACGAGCTTCGGGTGGAGTCGGGTGATCATATCCCGCGCGGCCCGCACCTGGGGGATCGCCATCCCCGTGGCGGCTGCCACCTGATGCTCACTGGAATGCTCCAAGAGCCTGACGACGTTGCGCGCATCCCCGATGAAGTTCGGGGAGCGTTGGTAGTTGGCCGCGAGGGCAAGCACCAGATCGTTCGCGCTGCTCCGCGTCTCGACCACCACCGGGACGAACCGCATGCCGAGGATGCGTGCCGCCTCGGCCCGCCGTCGCCCCTCGATGATCTCGTAGAACCCCTCGGCATCGAGCCGAACCACCAGCGGCTCGATGATGCCAAGGAGCCGCACGTTGTTGATGAACCCTTTGGTCGGCGGGTCGCCTATCGGATCGAGCCGCAACTTGTCGATGGGCGCATAGTCCGTCGCCAAGCCCTCTGGGATCTCACTCGGGATCAGTCCGGCAAGCTCCCCCTGGGTGGCCTCCACGAACTGATCGTCCTCGATCGCTCCCGCCTCGGCCTCCTGCTCGGCCTCGGTGATCGCATTCTCCATGTCCCTGGCATCCTGTTCCACGGTTTCCTCCTGTACGCGTGGGAGGTTCCGTTCCTCCCCATTGCGTTGCATGTTACCATATACCCCCGGTATTGTCAACGTGTCGTCATGAGTCCTCCAGTCGCACGGTGAGCTTGCTCTGGCTGGCCTTCTGCATCGCCTTGATGTCCTCGCCGCCCTCGGGATCCTTGATCACCGTGAGATTACTGAGGCGGCTGCTGAGGAAGAACCCCTCCCGGTAGCGTGGCGTGAATCCCTCGGGCGTCTTGCGCCCCTCGTACCGGGTCGATCCGACCTCGCGGGTCACCGTGCGTGGCGGCTTGTCGGGATCGTAGGAGGCATCCCCGCCCTGGATCATCTCGTACCAGAGTCCGGCACAGGTGTTGGCACCCGGTCGCGCGGCCATCATCTGGTCGAGGGTGTGCTTGTGCTGTGGGCAGCGCAACCCGGTGGCCGAGGGGTACTCGTCGGCCTCCTCCCAGAGTAACTGGTACATGAAATCGGCCTGCTCCACCACGGCCCGCTCATGGCAGAGGATGATCACCGATCGATCGTCGAGCAGATGGAGGTTCTCGTTGCGGCTGATCTTGCGGGACAACCCGAAGCGTCGGGTTTCCTCCACGAAATCGGCCACGTTCGGGTAGTGGTTCGACCCGACATGGTCGTACACATCCCAGATCGGATCACCATCTGTGCCCGGGCGCTGCATGATCAGGACACCACGGGCCGGGATCTCCAACCCTGCCGGGATGGGGATGGGTGGATCGATCAGACAGTCGTCGACCGTTGCCGTGCCACCCACGGACTCCATGTAGATGTCGCCGGGAACCCGAAATCCGCACCCCCGCTTCGCCGCCGCTACCATGACAGGCTCCCAATCACGATGACGATGATCGCCAGGATCAGGATCCACTTCAGGAACCGTCCCATGAATCGGACGAACTGCATAAAGTTGACCGTAAAGAACACTGTTTCCTCCTTCTCTCGTCCTCGGGGCTTCCGTCACCCCAGCTACGAGGATATTACCATACTAGCATGTATTTGTCAACCCTTTGACTTCTTGGCCCTCTTGCGTTTGCACTGCTTCAGATAGTCCTCGGTCATGCAATCACGATAAGCGTTGTGGATACCCGGGGTGGTCATGGGGAGGGTGATCTTCTCGTCCTCGGAGTCGCGTAACCCCATCTTGTTACAGGGGTTCCCCACGCGCCCACGCAATTGGGCCACATCGCCGCCGTGTGTGCGATACATCGCTATCCTCCGATGGGCTTCTCATCGGCAAAGCACTCCTGCTCGTTGACAGGTGTCGCGTCCGTGATCTCGACGAGGTACCGATCGACCTCGATCACATGATCGTCATAATACGCGGCCTGCCCTGCCTCCTGTGCGGCGGGGGTCGTGCTGGCCCAGACGTGGGCCTCGTAGACCTGATTGGCGCGCATCCGTACCCGCCAGCATCGATAGGCGTTGCCCCTCCCGACCGTGTCGCTCATCGATCCCCCCATATCTGGAGCAGCACGATTTGCACGGCGATGGCCAGGATCGTGATGACCGCCTGCGTCGGCAGGTCGATCGTGTCGTTCACCGCAAGGACGAACGCCGTGAGGATGATGGTCTGAGCGATGATAAATGCGGCAAAGACTCCGGTCATGCTCCCTCCGTCTATCTCCAGATCAGCGCGACAAGTCCGATGATCGCCTTGTGTCGCTCATCGATCCCGCCATATCTGGAGCAACACGATTTCGATCGCGATCGCCAGAATCATGATGACGATCTGCGTCGGCGTGTCGATCTTGTCGTTGACTCGCAGCACGAACCCCACCGCGATGATGGCAAGTGCGACGGCCAGTGCAGAAAGCGTCCCGTTCACATCTCCCTCCGTCTAACGCCAGATCAGTGCGACAAGCCCAATGATCGCCAGGTAGACCAGAATCGCGCCGACCGCCATGATGGCGACCTCGTAGGGATCGTCATCCACGGACATCCTCCTGCAGCGTCGTGCGGATGCCCTCGCGGAGTTGGTCGATCACCGACACCACGGTGTCCATTTCCTCCCGGTAGGCCGCGTACGGTACGGCCCGGCGATGCTCCTGCTGCCAGCGCACCCCATCCTGGGCGATTGCGATCATCTGCCCCATAGTGGTGGTCATCAGCACGCTGTAGCGGCGGTCGATCTCCCGCCGCTGATAGTGGGCCAGATCGATCGCATCCCGCTGTGCCTGTGTGGTCATTCAGATGCCCTCCCCAAATCGTGTGATCATCGTGATCTCGTGTACCTCGGCCTGCCGCTGCTCCGAGAGGGTTTGCTTTGGCCCGATCCCCCCGGAGAATCCCATCACCGATTTCACACGATCGAAGGTGTACTCGGTGTTCTTCGCGTCGACGATCGTTCCGGATATCAGGAGATGGGCCGCATACAGGCCGTTGCCCTTGTCCTCGATCGCCACCACGTCTGCACGTAGGGTTCCCAGCACCTAGACCTCCCGTCGATTCAGGGGGCTACCGCTGTTCATGGCGCACCAGATTTCCGGTGAGCATCTCGACCTCGCTCCGCGCAAACTCCAGATAGCGCAGGATGCGATCCTCGGCCTTATCCTGCCCCGACTCATCCTTGTTCGATCCCGCAAAGAGGCTGTACTCAAAGGTGGATCGGGCTTGCTCTCGCGCATCCTCGATGACGCCCTGGAGTTCGATCAACTGCCTGACGGAACCCATCTCAGACCTCCCGACCGTTGATGTAGCGTGCGACAACATCCCCATCCAGACGCTCCACCAAGACGGTGAGGCCGGGGTTGTTGCGGCTGACGCAGTAGGCTTCCTGACGACACCTGTTCAGCGTCGCAGCGGTTCCCGGGATGAATCCGTGGAACGGGTCGGCCACGATCATCTCATGCAGATCCCGGTCGTCACCCACCCGCACCCGGTGCAGGCAGGGCAGGAGCGCCCTCCGCACGGCGCTCTCCTGCCGATGCTGCGCGATATCGTCGGCCCGCAGAATCACGTTGGTCATGACCATGCTCCCGATGCGATCTTGTACTCGCGGATGAAATAGGCGGCGTCCGAAATCACTGCTGCCTTGCGGGGATGGAGCGTCTCCAGCGTGGCGGTGATGCCGTTGGCTCGGCCGATCTGACTCCGGTGCTGGGCATCGGCCAGGAGCAGGGCCAGCATCCGCTCCTTCTTGGAGAGCTTCGGGTATTTCCGCTGCAGCTTTTGGTCGAGGGTTTCCAGCTTCATCCGAATGACCTCCGGTAACAATTGACGCCGAGGGCGGCATCCCGCAGACCGTCGTGCATCTCCCGCGCGGTGCGCCACTCCCTCCCGAGGGGGAAACCGATCTCCGCTCCGTCGAAGTGCGACAGGCGATACCGCGTCGTCGACCGACCGTTCGTGACTGTCCGCTTCGTATCGATCAGGAAGTCGGCCTGTTGCGCGGCCGTCAACCCCATCACAAAGGTGTAATAGTTCAGCGCCGCCTCGACGTTGGCGATGGTGACGCGATCCCGCATCCGTTCCTCCTTTCTGTGGGGCTTCCGCTCCCCATCTCGATTGTCCCTATATTACCATACCCGGCCCGCTTTGTCAAGGTAAAGAACGATGACCGGGTCAACGGTGCCCTCGATGGGGTCGGGGATGGGAACCCGGATCTTCTCCGTACGCATCGTCCACCCGGCACCCGGGGTATCGAAGGCGAACTTGGCAAACGGCTCCCGGATCACGGCGGCGATCCAGGCGTGGTCGACGGCACTGATCGTCCGCAGGAGTGGCTCCACCACGTCATCCTCATAGAGGATGTCGGCTCCCACGATCATGTCGTATGCGCCACGCTCAAGATGGCCCGGGAGATCCGGCGTGGGGTGACGGATGTCACTGACGATGGCATGGGCCGGGTACCCTGCTCCGTTCTGCCGCATGTTGTAGGCCGCGACATTGAGGCAGGATTGGGAGATATCGACGAGGGTGACCTCAGCCCCGGCCAGCCCCAGGAGCGTGGCGGTGATCCCCAGACCCGGCCCGATCTCCAAGACCTTCTTCCCGGCAAATCGCTCCCGGTCGCGCCAGATGACCGAGGCCAGTGCCACCCCCGAGGGCCACACGCTGGCCCAGATCGGAGCCATCGGAGCGTCAGGGGCGCTGAAGGACAGCACCTGATCGACGCCGGTGATATTCACACGGTAGATGTTGATCTTATCCATGCGGAATCCTCCGTAGGAGCGCAGGCCCGTTGACGTAGTGGCCCGAGAGGATCATCCACTTGGCCTCATGCCGACTGTGGGCGATCCCCCCGAAGAACCCGTTGATCGTCATGGTGTAGTACCCGCTGCTGCGTCCGCTGATGATCGCCGTGACGTCACCCCGGTGGTACGTGGTGACGCGCTGCTCCCCGCGCTTGAGCCGAACCCTCCCCCTAGCCACGATAGACCCGCCTCGGATCACCCCGATAGGCCATCGTCTGATCGTAGTGGAAGGCCAGCAGCCAGCACCGCCAGTCCGTCGAGGTCTGCATCAGCGTCGGCCGGTACGTGGAGGGCGCATCGATCATGGCCGCGAAGCTGGGGAAGGCGGTCAGGCGCTGGGTGTACCAGTCGAGGATCATCCGCGTGCGGGCGAGGAAGAAGTTTCTCCACCCCTGCGTGATTACCCGATCCGATGCGGTGCGCCGAATCCACCCCCCTGGATCGCCTTTGTACTCGTTGTGGGACGCATACTCCCGTGCCGCCTTGACCTCGATCTCCCCCAGGCCATAGAGCTTGCCCCGAGGGGAGAGCCAGAGGGCCGAGATTTTATTCGCTTGCCGCTGGATCTCGCGGCGCTGCTGATAGGTGTGTCCGTAGATGTTCACGTTGCCGCCTCCACGTCGATATCCCGAACCTTGATCACGGACGTGCTGACCGGCTCCATACCCACGGTGTAGAAGGTGTACGATCCCTCCCGAGCCGTGCGGAAGCTGACGGTCTGGATGTAGACCGTCTCGCCGTTCACCCAGCCGTTGCGCTGCTTCGTCTCCCGCATGTTCAGCATGACCGCATCCCCGATGGCAAAGGCGTGCTGGAAGGTGGTTTCAGGCATCAGCGCACCATCACATCCCGCACCGCCTGCGCGATCAGGGCGGCGTCCTCGGCGTTGCGCGGGACGATCTCGTACCCGCAGGCATCGTTTCCGGCGCGCGTGGCGTTGCGAATGGCCCGAGCGAATGGCCCGCCGTCGAGCGCCTTCTCCAGCAGCGCGATGTACGCACCGCCGTAGATCAGGAATTTCTGTGGGGGTGTGGGGCGATCGAGCAGCGGCACCACCTCATTGGCACCGACGTGGACGTGCCCCCCACCGGGCGTGTGGGTGACCGCGTAAAAGACGACCGTCGATCCGTCCGCGTTGATGCGGAAGTTGACCGCATCGATGATGACGAGATCGCCGTCCTTCCACCCGGTGTAGGCAAACTTGCGTCCCGGCCGCAGCTTCAGGATGGCCCGGTCGCCCACCCCAAACTGATGATCGACCTGTGTCTGCAGCATCGCGTTTCCTCCTTCCGTGCGAAGGGTTCCGTACCCTTCACCACTGACAATACTACCATACCATACGGGTATTGTCAAGGGTATTATGGAAACCAGTTTCCCATACATACACAGGGGGTGATCGGGACGCCAAGAACCCCAGCCTTGCGACCGGGGTTCCCGACACGGAAGGTGCAACTCGGAGGAAACCTTTGGGGATCGAGTGGTTCCGGCATCGCCGGTGTCGACCCCCCAGGAGCTTAGAGGAAGCTCCCTTTAGTTGCCTGCGTAGTGTAGCTCACCCCCGCGTATTTGTCAATGTCCCCCGGCATCCCTTCCCACGGCCCGAAGATGCGAAACCGCAGCACGTCGGCACGACGTTGCCGGTCGTCATCCACGGAACCCCCGCTGTGGACGCGCTCCGTGGCCTCTGTGGGGCGTTGGGGCCAGAATTGGGGTAGGAGTGCCGTGCAATAGAATGCATGCACCGTGGGATCAAACAGGAGGATCTCCAACCCTGCCACGGTGTACTCGATCAGGAAGGCCGCACCGTTCTGCAGTGGATCGTTCGCCTGGATCGAGCGATCGAGTGCGCCCAGCCACTGGACGAGGGTGTCCGTGTCGCCGTCGATCCAGGCCGTGCTGATCTGGGCCTGGGCCTCCCTCAGAAGGCGGCAATCACAATCCCGATCAGCATCACCATCAGAAAGAACTTCCATGAGACCCCCAGACATCCCGATCCTGCCGCCGCGATATAGGTTGACCCCATCCCGCGCGTGTTGTGGTACTCGGTGCCAAAGTTCTCGTAGTACCCCCGAGGGATCTTACTGACCCCAGAGTTCCTCCGCGCTGGGGCTGGTCGGGTCGATGATGTGCGCGACCGACCCTTCTTGGCTGGCTTCTTCTTCTGGAACAGCATCGTGATCCTTTCTCAAGACGAGGTCAAGCAGCTTCTGATCGAGGGTGTTGACGAGACCCACGATCTCATTGAGCAACACGTACGCTTCGGGATCTTGGGGCGCATCGCGGAGCCAGTTGTCGTCGTCCTCCGCTTGGATCGAGCGATCGATCTGGGATTTGACGCCGACCAGTTGTCGCCGCGCATCCGAGAGCCGCAGACCTGTCCATGCGTTCACGACCAGATCACCTCCACCCAATGTCCCGGCCCAAACCCCGGCCCGTGATCCCGTTCCTCGACGGCGATGTTTCTGATCCCCTCACCGCGCAGCTTCCGAGCCTCGGTGATCACCTCGTCCCACACGTTCGTGTGAAACTCGGCAACATCCTTCCCGCGTACGCGGTAGCGGCAGGCGGTGGCGGGATCGTCGTCTCGACCGCGAATCGCCGGATCGACCTCCTGTCCGCATCCATCGCAAATCACGTCGCCATCCTCGGGGTCGCGTTCCTCGTACCCCGCGTACGCGATCGATCCGAACGGGTTTCCGTCCTGCAGATCCTTCTTGGCGCAATCGAAGCACAGGATGCTGCCATCCCGGTCGATGAAGGTATTGACGTACCCTCCCGGCCATGCGAACGGCCCGATCTCTTCCAGACTCTCTAGGGTGATCTTCATTCCTGGCCTGATCACTGTTTCCTCCTTCCGTCCGAGGGCTTCCGTTCCCCCACTTGACTGGTTGTATAGTACCATATACGCGGGGTATTGTCAACCCCTACAGCTTCCCGGCCGCGACAAAGAGCGCGCAGATCGCCCACCGTTCCATTGGACGCCGCGCGGGATTCAGGGGAGGTACTCCGAGGGCATTCCGGCGCGCCACATCGGCCCGACCCTGGATCGTGTCACCCTTCCAGAAGTCAACCTGTTCCTGCAGCGATGCCCGAACGTGATCCCGGATATCCGCGAAGGTATCCACGGTGGGATCGAGTTCTCGGTACTTGATCCTGACCCATTCCGAGCGATCCATGATCGTTCTCCTTTCACCACCCCGACCCCCGCGTGACAGATGTCACCGAGGGTATGGGGGAGATCCCGATCCGTCCTACGCGGGATGGGCCTGATCTTTCCGCCAGCGATCTTCCTCCGAGGGAGTCAGGGCGTAGGGATCGGTTTCCTCGACCTCCCCCGCGATGCCGAGGATCTCGTAGAGGGTATCGATATCGTTCTGGGCGCTGGGATCGTGGTTGTTCTCCCACGCCTCAACGATGTCCGTGATCCGACGAATCGCCTCCAATGCGGTCATGATCCCTCCCGATACCGCTCATCACCTTCCGGCGCGATGTACTCGACGCACCCCGAGCGATCATGCTCGTACCCCGGTGGTCGACCGCAGCGTTCGCAGCATTCGCACACCGTCTCGCCGCACTGATCGCAGCCGAGGAATTGGGCCGAGCCTTCAGACGGCCATGCCGATCTGACCGGAGTCAGTTGGAATTCCGCGCCATTCCGAAACCGGATCGTGAGGAAGGGTTGAAACCCATGATCGACCTCGATCCGGGGTGGCTCGTCGTCCGTATCGACGAACTCCCCATGCTCTGATGCGGTGCGCAACGCCTCCGCAATCGCCTCGGCCACCTTGCCGGGGTTCTCGTTCCCGTGGATCATGCTGCCTCCTTTCCGTACCATCCTCAACTGCCTCTATACTACCATAGTCGGGGTAGTTTGTCAAGCCTTGACAATAGGGTACCAGTATGGTAGTATTGACGCACGTTGGGGTACGGAACCCCGGAAAGGAAACGGAGGAATCAGGATGGATGCCGGGTACAAGATCCCGCTACGGAATCTGACGGAGGATGCGATCCAGTCGCGCGTGGACGCCTTAGTCGAAGCGTTGCGCGACGAGGTCGGACGCATCGACGCCGAGATCGAGCGGTGCGAGAACGATCTGATGGCCAACGGGAAGCATCGCCCGAGCGCCCTCAAGCGATCCTACCGATTGCAGAAGATCAAGGACAATCTCTGGAACACCCGGATCAGCTAGCCGCACCGAGGATCACCCCCTGGAATTCCAGGGGGTGATCCGTGTTCCCGAGGGTTAGACCGAGGACTGACCCCGATCCCGAGTCCTGGGATGCCCCGCGCATCGCCCATGACGTCGACGCTGCTGCCAGATGATCGCATTCATCCCTGCGGCGAGGGATCGGGCGCTCTCATGCGTCAGGAGCTGATCGTTCTCGTCGAGTTCCGCGACGATCCTCCCGGTTTCCACATCAGCCACCACGTATTTGGTGGCACCGTAGATGTTGGCACGAAGCTGACCCTCGTACCGATCCCGGCAATACCGAGCCATCCGAGCCTCCTTCTGGTGCGAAGCGCCGAGCCTCCTACGCGATAGCGAGATAGTGCGCATAGACGCATGATCGACAGGAGAAGTGATCCTCGCCGTCGAGGGTGACGATGAACACCGCATCATCATTCCCACAGTCGCCGCACGTATGGAACCAGCCATCGTAGCGGACGTGGGGAGGCAGATCCTCCCCCGTTTTCGGATCGAACGTCGGGTTTGGCGTGAGACTCATGATCGCACCGGTCGCAGCGCGACGGCCGAGCCGTTGTCGACGTTGTACCGCGCCCACATCTCCCCATCGAGACCCCGGATCCTCGCCCGGATGGCGTGCCACGTATACCAGCCCATGTAGCGCGATCCCACGCGCCACCGGGAGATCACCCGATAGGTTCCCAGGTGATTCCCCTGGCAATCCTCCAGATGCCCATCAAGCGCGTACGCATAGATCGGATCAACTTTCATCGCATCCTCCCGTGATCCGTAGGGTTCCGTTTCCCTACCACGCTTATATACTACCATACCCTACCCCGATTGTCAAGACTTGACAATGGCGTACCCGTATGCTATAGTACCCCCACGTTGAAGGTCGCAGAAAGGAGACGCGCATGCATTACCACGGGTACGCGGGATTAGGGGACGGCGTCAACGACGAATACCAGGGAACCTTCCGCACCAAGAAGGACGCCCAAGCCTTCCTGAAAGAGGAAAAGGATCACTACGCGGACTACCGCGCGCAAGGCACCGATCCCACGGATCTGCGGCTGGTCGGCAACGTCCGCAAGCTAGAGATGGTCGGGATCGAAGGCGGCATCGCCTTTGGTCGCTACTCCTACGTCGAGCCATGCGCGATCGTGGGCTGCACGACCGAGCGAGAGTGGGAGGAAGGCTGGTAGAAACCACGCCACCGAGGGTACCCCATCCTCGGGGTACCCTTCGTCGTGCCTTTCCAGGGAGGCAGGAAACCGTGGGGATCTCCCCACGGTTTCCGTGCTGATCCGAGCGGTGCTAGCTCAGATCGAGAATCCGATCCCGATCCATCCGAAACTTGGCATCTTGGCGCACAAATCCCGCGAGGCAGGAATCCCGCGAGGCGGCGAAGATTCCGTCGAAAAATCCCTCCATCCGCGCCTCGGCCAGCTTCATGGCCATGACCGATTCCCGCGAATTATCGACGCCTTCGACCACGTCCACGGCCGTTTGGTGATCCCGTACCACCTTCTCGGCTTTCTCGATCAGGAACTCGTAATCCTCGCGCTTCATGGGCGATTCCTCCTTCGGGGTTTCCGTACCCCCTTCAACGTAGGTGAATACTACCATACCCGCGTACGTTTGTCAACCCCTATTCTACCCCTTGACACTTTCCTACGGGTATGGTAGTATAGGAACTACGGAATCGGGGTACGGCACCCCGGCAAAGATCGGAGGAAACCCTATGGAAACCCCCTGGATCGTGCGGAAGATCTACCGCTACCACCGCAAGCGAGTTGCTGGCATCTGGTCGTACCGAGCCGCACGCCGCGCCAACGTTGGTCGATCCTATCTTGCATCGGTGCGTATGGGTCGATCCTACCGATTCCCGCTCTAGGCCACGACCCCGAGCCTCCCCAGGATGCCTGGGGAGTGGCTCTTTGCCCGCGTTCTGGGCGCAGACGAGGGTACCCCCGCTTCCGAGGGTACCCCCGAGGGTCTAGGCGGCGTCCTCAACCGGCTCCTGCGCGGCAAGTTCCGCCTTCTCCTTCTCCGTGGTGATCTCGTCCTCGACGAGCGCCACCGCATCCTCGCCAAAGATCGCGATCAGCGCCGTGGTGATCCCGGTTTCGACGCCTTGGAGCCGAACCCGCTCAAATCGGGTCTTGGAGCCGGTCTTGGCTTCCCGGTCGGCTTTTCTGGCATCCTCGACCGCTTGCGCGGATTCCGCCAGCAACGACTTGACCAATTCCTTCTTCGCCTTATCCAATTTCACCGTTTCCTCCTTCGTCTACCCGGATCTGGGTTCCGTACCCCGATCCAACTGTGGCTACTATAGCATACCCCTACTAGTTTGTCAAGGGGTATAGCCGTAGCAAAATACCCCACCCCTACCCCTTGACAAAAGCATACGGGTATGGTACTATACCCCCACGTTGGAAGGTACGGAAAAAGGAGGAGCCGATGGCGATACCGATCACCCAGCGCGAAAAGGTCGGAAACCTGATCCGACGCGCGAACGTGGAGATGAACCACGCCAACCCCTACGAATTCGGTCGAGCGGTGGGGATTTGGGAGACGCTCCGAGCCTTGTACGGAGACGACCCCGATCTGGACGAATTTGAGCGAATCTACCCGAGCCGCCGAGCCGATCCCACGCCAAAGGAGCCGGATCTGGACGATCAGATCTTCCTCCTTGAACGCTACGGAAACCTACCCGAGCGGTTTTGAACCCACGGGGAGTCCTTGGGAAATCCCGAGGACTCCCAACACCTGTCACCCCGAAAAGCCCGGATTCCCGAGGGAACCCGAGCGATTCGGTGCGTTGTACGGATTATCCGACCAGGGGCATGGCGTCGAGGAATTCCCGATCTGGATGCTGCAGATCCCACCACAACTCGGCCAAGTTGTACTCGACTTCCGCCTCGGCCGCGTAATCGATATCGACCGCGTTTCGCCAGGATTTCCGAGCGAGGATGGCGTCGAAGCACGTCCGAGCCTCGATCTTCCCGGTTTCGATCGCGGAGGTCAATGCCTCGACGTCGTCGCCGTGATCCCGCCAGAAAGCGATACCTACCGCTTCCCGCGCTTCCTCTTCCATTGTGGGGCAATCCACCTTCGTACCCTCCGGGTAGCGCGTACGGTACCGCTACCGCTACCCGCTACCCTTTTTCAACTACGGCTATAGTACCATACCCCTACCAGTTTGTCAAGGGGTAGGGGGTAGGCTATTCTCCCTATAGGTACCCCTTGACAAACTAGGCCGGGTATGCTATAGTACCCCTAGTTGAAAAAGGTACGTACGAAAGGGGTAGGCGATGCGGAAGGTACGGTACGCGGTAGCGGCATTCGGGATTGCGGCGGTTTTGGGTACGGGGAGCGCGTCGGCCCACGTTCCGCCCGAGCCGGACTACGCGATGGCGCGATTTCTGAACGCGCACGAACGCTACGTTCAGAGTCTTTTAACCCCGGATTGCGAAGTCCTCCGAGTCTTTGAGGATGGGTCAGCCACGGCCATCTGCGCCAACGGCGAGGCGTTTTCCTACGACCCCGAGGACGCGGCGTGGGAGATCGTGCCGTAGCACGAACGTTCGGATTCCTGGGGGTACCCGAAGGAGGGTACCCCTGTACGTTTCTCACGACCCAGCGGGGTACCGAGGGTACCCCTACCGAGCCTGAATTGTGGGCGCTTGTCTAGACCACCCGAGGATCGAGCGCCTTTTGCGCGCGATTTCCGAACTCAACGTCCTCGTACTGCTCCTTGACCCAATCGACCGTGATGTCGGGGTTCATGAGCGCAAGCTGGGCTGCTCTAACGACCGCCATCAAGGTGTTGGCCGAGCGATCCTCTTCCACCACGCCTCGGTACATCTCGACGAGGAATGGCATGACCTCGTCATAGGCGACCTCATAGTGGCTCCGAACCGCCTCCTCCTCGATTGCCCGAGCTTCCGAGGCGCAGATCGTCCCACCCCCAGCGAGTGAGTACTCGCCGCAGGAACACCGCTCTTCAGTTGTCACGCCGTGCATTGGTTTCCTCCGTACGGGGTACCGCGCGTTCCGTACCGCGCTACCCGTACCCCGCTCTAGGTATACCCTACCATAGCGTACCGTGATTGTCAACCCCCCTATAGGCTACCCCCTTTCCTACCCGCTAGGCCGGGGTACCCGCTACCCCGTACTACCCTAGTACCGCTATACTACCATAGCCGTACGGGTATGTCAAGGGGTAGGTATAGCCGTAGTACCGTACTAGCCGTATACCTACCCGCGCGCCGCTATAGCCTAGTACCGTAGCTACCCCGCGCGTAGGTAGTTGACAATGGCGTACGGGTATGCTATAGTAGCGGTAGTTAGGTAGGTAGGTACGGTAGCGGTAGGGGGTAGGGTATGACTAGGCTAGGCGGCCGGGGTACGGGGTACCTATCGCGCGGCGCGCGGGTACGGCGGCTAGCGGCTAGGCGGGTAGCCGGGGTACGGGTACAGTACCGTAGCGCTTGGGGTACCTATACGGGGTACTGGCCACTAGGCGCGGGTAGCGCCTATAGGGTAGCGTACTAGCCTATTGACAATCGCCTACGGGTATGGTATAGTAGCTATAGGCTAGTACGGAAGCTAGCCGTAGCGGTAGGAGGAAACCAGTGGATAGCTATATGGTAGCGGCTAGCGGTAGTACGGTAGCCCAATATGAAGGTACCGCTTGGGTACCGCGCGGTACGCGGCTACGCGGCCTAGAAGATCGGCTAGCCGATGCCTATAGCGCCCTAGCTGACCTACGGCTAGAAGTCGGGTACTACCGCGCGGATAGGGTAGCGGTACCTAGCTACCTAGCGGACGACGTACGCGCGGCGGCTAGGCGGGTAGCGGTACTAGAACGCATGTGCCAGTCCTAGGGTACCCCCTACCCCCCTACCCGTAGCTTTGCCGCGCGGTAGGGGGGTAGCGCCGGGTAGCGCCGCGCGGTAGGCCAGACGGGTGTTTCGCGGCGGGGGTAGAACACGTGTCCTACAGCGGAGCCTTCGTATGAATCCGGCCCACATTTCGGGACAATGCTGATGACCCCCTTGACACCTTCCGACCCCTACGCGGAGAACAGAGGATGACGAAGAAGCAGGTACGGGAGCGGCGGTGCTTGGTCTGTGGGGTGGATATAGCGGATCGGCACTATCGGGCGATCTATTGTGTGGGCTGTGCCAGGAAGAAGGATCGGGAGTCCTCGGGGGCGTGGGCGTTTACGGAGCGGGGATATGCGTTACGGCGAGAGGCGGCGCGGCGGTTCAAGAAGCGGAGGAAGGCGAAGCGGGATCCGGAAAAAATGGTGGCATGTCGGCGGTGTGGGGCGGAATTTTCGTGGGTGATTCGGCAGGGGAGTCGACCGAAGTGGTGCCGGGATTGTGCCGTGGTGAAGCGGAAAGAGGACGAGCGGCGGGACTCCAAGATGCGATCGGCCCGGCGTCGGGCGCGGTTGCGGAAGAATGGGGGGAGTTACTCGGCCCGGGAATGGGAGGAACTGCAGGCGCGGTATGGGTATCGGTGCCTTGCCTGTGGGGAGCGCAAGCCCCTGACACCGGATCATGTGGTGCCGCTAGCCCGGAAGGGAAGGAATGATATCGGCAATATTCAACCGCTGTGCCTGTCCTGTAACTGCTCCAAGGGAACGAAAACCATCGACTATCGCCCCACTTCGGGGTGAAATATGGGCATTTTTAGGGACGACGGCATCGCTCCGTGCGGGGTGAGTAGGTCGGCATTCCCCACTTTCCCTGAATTTCGGGAAATTTCTGACACCTGTTAGACTACGGAGCGCGGCAGAGGAGGAACGATGGACGACGAGATCCGCACGACCGAACCGGAGCAGGCGTGGGATTGGTGGGTGTGCAAGCCCATCCCGGGATCCGATGAGGTCAATGAGGTGCGGGGCAATGGCCCGGTTCCTGATTGGGTCACGACGGATGGGTGGACACCGTGCCACGAATGAGGGTCACCCAAAACCCGACGCTTCCCGCATTCCCCAAGTGGGGCATCCTTCCAAAGCGGGAGCGTCCGGTTATCTGGCATCGCTATATCACGAACGATCCTGATGGCCGCTCCTGGGAAGTGCTGCAGTGGAGTGATGGGTATATCACGCGACGGAGGTTCTGAGGATGGCGGTGCGGCGGGTGGTTGAGGCCGATTGGACGGAGATTACTCCGGACGATCACAACGCGAACAAGGGCACGAAGCGCGGTCGGGACTTGCTGGAGAAGTCGCTGCAGCGCAATGGGGCCGGTCGCTCCATCCTGCTCGATGGCGAGGGGCGCATTATCGCCGGGAATAAAACGGCCGAGGCGGCGATGGAGATGGGGCTGCCGGTCACCATTGTGGAGACGACCGGCGATACCATCATCGCGGTGAAACGTACCGATCTCGATCTCGACGACCCGCTGGGGCAGGCCCGCGAGTTGGCCTATGCCGATAACCGGACGGCGCAGGAGGGGTTGGCCTGGGCCGAGGAAGTCATCCAGGCTGATGCCGACCAGGGTGTGCAGGCGGTGGCCGAGTACTGGTTCCCCGACGAGTTGGTCGATCTGGGCGTCAGGGCCGATGTGCTGTACCCGGAGTTCGATCTGACCGGCGATGGCCCCTACGAGAATCCCTACGGCGAGGCCGAGGATGAAGCACCGCCGCCGAAGGCCGACGACGCGGCGATCACCCAGCCCGGGGATCTGATCCTGCTGGGGCGGCACCGGATCATCTGTGGCGATGCCGAGGATATCGAGGTCGCCCACAAGCTCTTCATGGGCACCGAGGGACTGGAGAACGCGCGGTTGGTGTTCACGGATCCGCCCTACGGGGTGGATGTGGCCGCGAAGAATCGGTATCTGGACTCGCTGCAGCGCGGTTCCAGCAACCGGGTGACCGTCGATCTGGACGGTGACGAGAAGGACGACGGTGAGGCACTCACCGATCTGCTGCGGAACAGTTTTCGGGTGGCCCTGGAGATGACCGAGGAAGGCTCCCCCTGGTACGTCTGCGGGCCGTCAGGAAATAACCTGTGGCGCTTTTCATTGGCGCTCACCGAAGTCGGGGTGCTGCGCCAAACCCTCGCCTGGGTCAAGAATAATGCCACCTTTGCGCCCCTGGGCGTCGACTATCACTGGCGGTGGGAACCGATTTTTTACGGGTGGTCACCGGGGAAGGCCCACTGGTTCTACGGCGATCGCACCCACGATACGCTCTGGGAGTTCGACCGCCCCGTGAAATCCCCGGAGCATCCGACCATGAAGCCCGTGGCCCTCATGGCGCATGCGTTTAGCCTCTCCGGGCGACCCGGCGATATCGTCTATGACCCCTTCCTGGGCAGCGGAAGTACGCTCATTGCGGCCGAGCAGGAAGGGTTGACCTGCTACGGGATCGAGATTAGCCCGGGGTACTGTGATGTGGTCGTCGACCGCTGGGAGCAGTACACGGGAGAGACGGCGGAAAGGCCGCGCTAAGGGACATGTCCGACACCATCCCCCATGCCCGAGAAAAAGCGGTCGTCAACAATTTTGACCGTGTCCCCAAGTGCGGCGCGAAGGAGAAACGCACCGGCGATCCGTGCGACCAACCGGCCATGAGCAACGGCCGCTGTCGCCTGCACGGAGGGAAAGCCCTGAAGGGGATTGCCCATCCCAACTTCAAGGGCAAGGGCTACTCCGAAGGGCTGCCCTACGACCTGATCGACGCCTTTGAGACGGCCCGCGCGGATCCGGAACTGCTGCAACTTCGGGACGAGATCGCTCTTGTCCAGACCCGCATCAAGCAACTGATCCAACGATTGACGACTGGTGAGGCCCAGACGCGGTGGAAGGATGTCAAGGACACCTTCCGCTCCCTCAAGCGTGCCCAGGCGCAACAGGATAAGGTGGGCTATGCCGAGGCGATCGACGACCTGGGGCGGTTGTTGAGTGATGCCGATCAGGACTATCGCGTCTGGGACGATCTGTATAAGGCCATGCACATGCAGGGACGGCTCATTGCCCAGGAGCAGAAGCGGCTCATGGATATGAACGCCCTGGTCAGTGCCGATCAGGCGGTCGGGTTCGTCACCGAGGTCATGCAGATCGTCGCGGCCAATGTCACCGATAAGCGGGCGCTGCAAACCATCGAGGATGGAGCCATCGCCGCCCTGCGGAAGCGACCAAGCATGCATGCCGGGGCGCTCTCGTCGTGAAAACCACCATCAAGGATCTGCGCTCCCCGGAGATTGCTCCCCCCATGAGCGTCGGGGATCGCATGGTCATGGCCATCCGGTCGGCCACGGCCAGTCAGATCGCCGTCAACCGGGACTACCCGAAGGATCCGGTGCAGTTCCAGCGCGAAGTGCTGGGGATCGACCCGTGGTGGGGGCAGGAGGATATCACCCGGGCCGTCTGGGAGCATCAATACACCTCCGTGGCCTCCTGCCACGGGATCGGCAAAACCTTCATTACCGCCGCGATTGGCATCACCTTCCTCCATTGCTTTGAAAACTCCATCGTCCTCAGTACCGCACCCACCGGACGACAGGTCGAGCATGTGCTGTGGCGCAACATCCGCGCGATCCACCGCAGGGCCAAGGTGCCGCTGCTGGGGGCCAAACCCCTCACCACGCGCTACGATATTGCCGAGGATTGGTACGCGATGGGGTTCAAGCCGTCCGATCAGGAGACGGATCCGACCCAGGGGTTCCATGCCGAGAACATTCTGGTCATCATCGACGAGGGGGCCGGGGTGCCGACGATGCTCATCGACGGTCTGCAGGCCGCGATGACGACCGAGAATTCGCGCATGCTCATGATCGGCAACCCGACATCGACGAGTGGCCCCTTCTATGACAGCCACCACAGTGCCCGCGACCTCTATCACACGATGGTCTATGCCTGGGAGGATACCCCCAACTTCCTCATGCCCGGGCAGACGCGGTGGAAGGGACTGATCACCGAGCAGTGGGTCAACAACACCATCCGCAAGTACGGCATCGAGTCACCCTACGTCCAGTCCCGGGTCTATGCCCGCTGGGTGAGTGCCGAAGGGGTGATGATCTCGGTGGCCATGATCGAAGCGGCCAAGAATCGGGGCTTCGATGACGGCATGTATGCCGGGTTTCCCCAGGAAGCGGGGCTGGATGTGGCCCGGGATGGCAACGATCGCAGCGCCCTGACCCTGCGTGCGGGGGCGCAAGTGGTCGGATCCTGGCCCGTTCCGGGCAATGAATCGTGGCAAACCGTTGGGGCAACCCTCGATCTGATCAGCAAACACCAGCCCGAGACGACCCGCATCAAGGTCGATATCATCGGATTGGGGGTCGGGGTCTACGATGTGATGCGCCACGTCGTCAAGGAACGCGGCATGAACCTGCGGGTGGTGGGGGTCAACTTCAGTAAAGTGCCCCACGACAAGGAGAAATACATCAACCAACGCTCCGAATCCTACGGGTTGCTGGCCGATCGGTTCCGCAACGGCGATATCTTTGGCACCATCGTGCCCGAGGTCGAAGCCGACCTGAGCGCGCTGCAGGGGCGCATCGACGGTCGCCACACGCAGCCGGTGGTGGAGCCAAAAGACGACTTTCGCAAGCGCACGGGCCGGTCGTCGGACTTCGGGGATTCCATTGCCCTGGCCTTCTACGACCCGCCTCCCGACGAGGTCAAGCCGATTGGGGTTATTTCGACCGGGTATGCTACGGCCAAGTGGGGGCGGCTCTAGTCGGGGAGAGAACAGGTGTCAGAACCCACCGCGACCGGGGATATCAAGAACCTCGACAAGATGACGAGCGCCCAGATTGAGGCGCATTACGCCGAAATCGAGCAATTCCTGCGCGAGGGCAAGACCTATAGCTGGATCCAGCGCCACTATGGGCTGCACCGGCAGACCATGCGCCGCCGCATCGCGCAGGTCAAAGGCCGCATCGAGTCGCACGACCGGGCCATCTCCCCTCCCCCAGAACGACCCCGGCCTATGGTTGCCTCCCGTGCGGTCAACATTCTGCTGGAACCCATCAGCACCAAGCCGCTGCAGGGCGGTCGCCTGACCAAGATGATCGGCGCCCCGCGCGTCGGACAGCAGGTCAACCCACCGGAGGCGGGTGAGTGGCGGCTGGAGAACCTCAGCGCCGACGAACTGCGCCGCATGTCGCCTGCCGACCTGATCGCGCGCATGGTGCGCATCTCCCCCGAGATGAGTCGCGCCTATTACGACTATCTGCGGATGGCCAACCCCGGCTGGGAACTGAAAGCCCTCACCCCGGGAACCGAGACCCCCAACCCGGCCGGGCAGGAGTACCTCGATGCCTGCATGCTGCAGCTTTCCCGCCGCCACGGAGCCGTCGATGTGGTCTGGAACCGCCTCCTGACCAACGGCTACATCCGGGGGGCGCTCTTTTTAGAGCTTGTGCTGGCCCGCGATGCCCGCACCTTTGCCGATCTGGTCATCCCCGATGCCTACAGTGCCCGCTTCAAGCTGGTCGATGACCCCGATATCGGGGGGCAGAAATACCAGTTAGTGCAGGGAACGGGGCGGGACGAGGTCGTCCTCGACCGACCGACGATCAAATACATCCCCATCGACCCCCTTCCCGATACCCCCTACGGGACGTCGCCGGTCGCACCGGGGCTGTTCCCGGCCCTCTTTCTGATCACCATGCTCCTTGATGCCCGGCGTGTGGTGGCCCAGCAGGGCTGGCCGCGCCTCGACATCATGATCGACATCGAACAACTCATTGCCGCCATGCCGATCGAGGATCAGCAAGACCCGGCCAAGGTCAAAGCGATGGTCGATGAGGCGGTCAATCAAGTTGCCGCCAGCTACAGCGACCTCGCACCCGACCAAGCCTGGGTGCATAGCAGCACCATCACCTTCGGCACGCCGGTGGGAGCCATCGGCAGTCTGGATGGGGTTGACGCCCTGGTCAGTGTGCTGGAACGGATGGCGATCCGGGCACTGAAAAGCATGCCGCTCCTCTTCGGCATGCCCGAAGGGGTCAGCGAGGCCAACGCCAACCGGCAGTGGGAGGTTCACGTCCAGGGGATCAAGGCCATTCAGGGGCTGGCCGAGGAAGCGCTCAGTAGCGTGCTGACCTTGGGTCTGGAAGCGCAGGGGATCGCCGCCGTGGCCCGATTCCGCTTCAAGGAGCTTCGCGCGGCCGAGGAATTGCGGGACGCCCAGACGCTCTTTCAGAAGATCGAGAATGCCGAAGCCTCGGAGCTTCTGGGCTACATCACCCACGACGAGGGGGCCATCTACACCTGGGGGCACCCGGCACCCGAGGAAACCTCGATCGGTGCGGTGGGCAACGACCCGCCACCCGAGGACACCACCGACGATCCCCAGGGGAAGGGTGGGGTCATCGATGGCGATACCGAGGATGAAGATGACATCCAGGGCGATGATGGTGTTAACCGGATATCGGATGCCGATTTCGCGCGATTCCTGCAATCGATGGAGAACCCCAACATCGCCCTCGGGGTGGCGTACGCGATGGCGCGCATTAGCGGTCGCCTTCCGGAACCGAAGCGCCTGCGTGGCACGGTGGATGCGAATGGGACGGTGTCGATCCCCGCAGACTATCGCCACACCCGCGAATCCGCTATCCTTGACACCACCGAGGCGAATGGGCGCGGTGACGACGGAGCAGTTTTACGCACGATGGGCAGCGACGATGGGCCAGATCTACAGCCTGCCATGCCCGAAGTGTCCCACCAAGGTGGTGTTTGAGAACGCCCCCGGGCTTCTCCGTGTGACCTGTCGTGCCTGTGGCACCGTCGTCTACGAGCGGAACCCGAACCCGAACGTCCGGGCGCTGGCCCCGGTACCCGCTGGGGCCGAGAAGGTGGCGAACCCACCGCCGCGCACGCGCGCCAATCCGGCATCCAACGCCCCACCTGATGATGTGATTGGGAAGCGGGATGTGGTCTGGAAGGATGGGGAGCAGGATGTCGCGCGTCGGCTTCTGGATTGGTAGGGGTCTCCTGGGACTGGCGGTCGCCTCCTGGCTCTTTGCCGTATCCTACGACAGCATCATGACCTGGGTCGATCGCCAGAAGCGGGGTTGACAAATCCCTGCCATCATGGTATTGTACGGACAATCGGAGGCGCGGTGTACGCGCCACTGCGGAGCGGGGGCGTGGGCATTGGCCCGAGATTGATACGGGCGGTGGCGGGGGATGTTTCACAGGCGTCACCTGTCACCGCTTTACGCATGCGCTTGGGGGAGTGATGCTGACCATCTGGAAGTATCCGCTGCAATTCAACCTCGAAAACGACATCGCCATCGTCCAGATGCCGAAAGAGGCCATCGTTCTGAAGCTCTCGATTCAGAACGAAACCCCGACCATCTGGGCGAAGGTCGATACCGAAGCGGAGATGGAGATTCGCCGCTTCAAAATCATGGGTACCGGATTCCCCGAACCGGAGCGAGGGCGCTACATCGACTCGCTGCAGGAGCGGCGGGCTGGTGCGGAGTTCGTGTGGCACATCTACGAGATCCCCGCAGGGGAGCATGACGAGTGGCTCAACGAGTCGCTCAAGAAGATCGAGGGTGTGGGCTTGCTGCTGGAGCAGGCACGTCGCGTGGCGATGGGGGGGACGAGATGACGGCAGGGTTCGACTATCGGATGCAGAAGGACTCCCAGAAGAAACAGGATCCCCTGATTAGCGATGCTGTCCCGGGAGTTCCCGACAAGACCTACGAGCAGGCCATTGCCGCCAACCCATCACCCATCAACCCCGGATCCGTCGCTGCCATCGATGCCAGCGTGACCTTTGGGCGCATGCTGGGAGCCTTCTACAAGGAGCTTATCGACAGCGGCATCCCGCATGACTATGCCCGCGTCCTGACCGAAGAGTACAAGGTGATGGTCTACGAAAAGGTCAAGGAAGGGATGGGGATCAAGGGATGAGCGAACCACCCGACCCGGATGCGGTGGCGATCGATCTGGGCGAAGAAATCACCCCATTCCAGGCATCGGTCGACGTCCACCTTGCCAATATGGCGGCAGCCCTCCTGCATATGTCCGGCGTTGCTGTGGCTGAGGTCAACGAGTGGGGATCCATTGCCCTGCGGCGACCCACGGAGGAAGAGAAGTCGCTGGCGTTTCGTTTTGGGGATCCCGGGCCGCGTGTGCCGTCACCACGGGTGATGCCCGGGCAGACCAAAGCCCTCATGGGTGACGGCGCGGCCGTCTCCTGGGTCTTTACCCCGCCCGCGCCCCACAATACCGAGGTCGAGATCGTCTGCTCTCCCGAGGCGGCGTCCCCTATCGGGATGCGTTGCTATGCTGTCAGGCGGTTTCCCGGGGCCGAGCGACGGTTCTACGAGGCAACCTGGGTCGAGGATGAAGCACGGAGGAAAACATGAACCGCAACCTACCCGCCCGCAACCTGAGCGTGGCGATTAACGGCACCACCATCACCGACAGCGGCATCGAGGTCGCCCTGGTGATTGCCGGTTCCCTGGTGCAGGATGGCAAGCTGGCCTTCGTCAAGCACTACGCCCAGACGATCACCATCCCTGACGCCGATATCCACGACCTCGATCCGGATGCCACCGGGTTGGAAATTGGCATGCGGATGGTCGGCATGCGAAATGATCCGAGGCAGCAGGGCAAGTTATAGTTTTCTCGCCGTTTCCCCAAGCGGCCGTACCTCCGGGTGCGTAAGGGTGTCGGGGGGTTCGGGTGTCTGCATCCCACCTGAACGCCCCGCCCCTGCCATTGACAAACTCCCTCGCATATGGTAATATCATGGGCGTAGTCGGGTTGGGAGGCGTCAGGTGGAGCGGCAACTCGTCGGACGACTCCTGCCCTACTACCATCATGGGATGACACACTTTTGTACCGGGCAATGCCGCTGGGACTGATCGCCCTGGCGGCATTGCCATACCCCGGGGGTGGCGGTGATCGATCGACGGCGTGTTCTAGCAGCCCTAGCGGCACTCCCCTTTGTGGGGGCCGAGGCGAAGAAGAAGCGAACGACGACCTTCGTCCGGCCGGTCGTCCACGTCAAGGACTACACATCGGTTCTCTGGAACGGGATCATCCCCCAGGTGGTCGACGACTTCAACGCCGTCATGCCCAGCAAGGGGCCGAGGCTGGTCTACGAGCGACACCCAACAGGGGTGTGCCCCGAGGATATCGATACCTGCTCCGGTAACCCCGGTGACCAATATGCCGGTCTTGCTTGGACGCTGAGTCCCGGGGTGGGGAAGATCCTCGTTACCGACACCATCCCCCTTGATCCCAGACGCCAGCGCATCGTGGCCTGCCATGAGTTCATGCACATTCTGACCGGCATCAAGGACTGTTACGGGTGCCGCGAAGATTCGTGCGTCCACGGGTGGCGCGAGACGCCCGGGCCATTCGATATCTGGAAGCTCAAGACGGTATGGGGCGGAAAGGCCAGGAAGAAGCGCCGCAGGAGCAGAAAACGCTCCTAACCCCGCGTCCTCGTTCCGACGCATCCTAGACAGCGCGATAAATCCTCTGCTAGTATCCCGCACTTAGAGGCGTGACAGGTGTCGAGGGAGTAACCCGCTCCCCCAGACACGTGAGCGTTCCCCCTTCGGGATGCCGCGTTCGTCCGGAACTCGACTGCCGCCGCCGTGATCCGGCATGGATTTCGGAGGCTTTGCTATGGCAGAAACCGAACCGGGAATGGACAACGCGGTCTACCGCGCGCATGGCGCACTGCATGTCCGGGCCGCAAGCAAGCTCACCGCCAAAGAGCGCGAGTCGCTCATGGATCTGGTACGCCGCCGCGCGCCGGATCCCGATATCTTTGACGGCGAGGATGCGGTCACTCCCTTCTTCTTCAACGTGCGCGCCAGCAACACCAAGGTCGACAGCTACTTCACCTATATGTCGGACGGATCGCTTCGCAACTACGCGGCCGATGCGACCGACCCGGGCGTCCAGTTTCAGGTCAGCCACAACGGCGCGGGAACCAGCGGCTTCTTCGGGGGCGGCGAGGCCGGTCAGGTGGGATTCGGTCGCTCCCTGCAGGGAGAGGTCATTGGCCCCGCCAAGGAGCGATCCTGCCTGATCGACTTCTACACGATCCCTGGGTTGCAATGTGGCAATATGACCAGCGACCAGTTCATTGCTGGGGCGCGGTCGGGGATCTACGCCGATGTCAGCATCGGATTCACCCCCGGGGCCATGATCTGCAACATCTGCAACGGCGACCTCCTGAAGCGGTGGGAGTTGGATTGGGATGACCCGGAGCGTTGCACACACTACCCCGGCATCACCTACGATGTGGAGAAGGGGCGCAAGGTCGAGAAGATCACTGCCATCTTCCGCATCGACGAGGGTCACCTCAACGAGGTCTCGACGGTCTATGACGGCGCGACCCCGGGGGCGGGGATCGTCGCTGTTGACATGGCCCGTATTGCCTCAGCCCGAGGCGAGCTATCGGATCTGGATCGCCAAATCCTTGAGAACACGTATCGGGTGCGGATCGCACCGGAGGGCCGCGTCTACGCGGTGGAAAGGGATCTCAACATCATGAGCGCACGAACCACCAAGGCGACCGTTGTCGATGATACCGAGGCCGAGGTTGTCGAGCCGAACGCTGAAGAGCGGGGTGCCGACCAGGGTGAGGGAGCGAACCCGGCTCCGGTCACCAAGCGGGCCACGGTCATCAATCTCAGTCGGGAGGATCGCGCAAAGGCGTCCTCGGCGGTCGAGCAGGATCCGATGGAGCGGCTCCGGGTCTCGTTCCGCGACAAGGGGATCGAGCTTGGCGAGGATCCCTACGAGTGCATCGAGTCTCTCGCAACCTCCGTTCTGGAGCAGAACGAGCGGTTGGAGAGTCTTGAGCGCGAGGCCAAGGATGGGCGGGACTTCCGCGAGGGGTTGCTCAAAGACCTCGACGCGGCAGTCGTGCGCGTCTACGGCGCACATGCGGCGGAAGCGGAGCAGAAGCGGTTTCGGCGCTATGCGGCCGTTGAGGATATCGACGGCGTCAAGCGCATGATTGCGGATCTGGACGAGCGTTCCCCCTTTGAGGCCGGTCGCGCCACGCGCGATGTGGTCACGAGCGAGGAAGAGCCAGAGACGCCTGCCGATCGACCGGCCCGCAAGCGCGGACGCACGCCCGCCCACCTGATCGGATAGACACCCCGGTTTCCGGGTGTGAGGGAGTACCATCATGGCGAATCCGAGATTGATCACTGGCCCTCGGGACGGGATTGGCTATCGCGCCGAAACCTTCAAGGCCGATGGGTCGACGATTGTTTTTGACGCCACGGCAGCCAATGGATCGGCCGTTGCCGGTCGTGCCGTGTCGCACGTTGTCGGGACGCAGGATGCCGTGGAACTGTCGGCCGCAGGGCAGGCCATCCTCGGACGCCTCGATCACGTCGAGGGCGACGGCTCCGTGGTTGTCCAGACCGAGGGCGAGTGCAAGCTCCCCCAGGGTGACGCGGTTGACGTCGTGCGCGGCGATCGCATCGTGGGCGCGCTTGGGCCTGCCTCGGCGCGTGGCTACATTGGCCCCGCTGCTGGCACATCCGGCACCACGGCGCTGGCCGGTCGGCACCGGGTTGAGGATGACGCGGTGTCGACCGCGATCAGCGTCTACCTCGGCGCATAAGAGCCTGAAGGGCTAACGGCGCGACCGCGAGTCGCGGAGGGCTACATCATGAGACTGAACGTTTCCAACTTTCGGGAGCGGCCCGGAGAGATTCTGAAGAACCTCCCGGTCTATTACCGTGAGGCGGCAACCGAGAAAAAGACCCTCACCCAATTCCTTGAGGACGAGGATCCCTCGCATCAGTGGGATGGTGAGGATCGCAAGCTCAACGCCTTTGGCCGCGTGCTGCAGGCGTCAGGGTTCCGCTTCCGCAGCTCACCCCGGGAAGGCATCTGGGCCGACCGGGTTGAGGATATCTACGAGGATGACACGGGTCGCGCCCTCCTTCCGGAGTGGATGAACCGGGTCTATCGTGAGGCGCGGGCCGATGGGTACGTCCCACAGGTACCACAGCGCCGCGTGATCGAGTCGGGTGAGTCGGTCATCGGGTCGCTGCAGCGCCCCTACGTGGAAGCCTCCGGGGGGTTGTACTCCCAGACGCTGACCCCGGGGATCGCGCTCTCCGATCTCCTGGCCTTCCAGAGCCAGATCGATGGCGACGTCTACCGACGCGCCTATCTCAACGACCCCGCTGCTGCGGACGTGCGCCTGCTGCGTATCGGTGAGACGGCCGATATTCCTCGGGCGAAGATCGAAACCAGCGAACAACTGGTTCGGCTCTACAAGTATGGGCGGGGCATCGAGATCTCCTACGAGGCGATCCGGCGCGTGCCCATCGACAAGGTCGGGATCTTCGTCGCCAAGGCGGCGTTGCAGGTTGAGGCCGACCGGGTTGCTCAGGCCATTGACGTTCTCCTGAACGGCGACGGCAACGTGGGAACCTCGGCCGACAACTTCAACCAGTCGACGCTGGACACCGGCGCGGTGCCCACGATCAAGGGACTCCTGGCCTTCAAGGCGAAGTTCAAGGATCCCTACGTCCTGACGCACATCTTCGCCCGCGAGGCGGAACTGACCAATCTGCAGTTGCTGGCCATGCCGAATGCCAACCCGCTCCTGATCTCCGTGCAGGACGAGAATGGCTTTGGTGCCCTGGTACCGATGCAGAACCGCTACGGTGCCCGCGTGCTGCTGGGCCAGACAGATGCGGTCGGCGCTGGCGTCTACCTCGGTATCGACGCGCGTTGGGCGCTGGAGCGCATCACCGAGGCGGGATCCGATATTCAGGAGACGACCCGGTTCATCGAGCGGCAGACGGAATTGATGGTGTTCACCGAGAACGACGGCTTTGCCCTTCTCGACCAGAACGCTAACAAGACCTGGACGATGGCCTAACGAACGGGGGGACGACGTTCCCCCGTTCTTGACACCTATCGCGGTGTAAGGAGAGCAATCATGGCGAAGAAGGCGGCGCAGGACGACCGGGAGTTCCTCTACGTCCGTTCTGCCCTCGACGATAACCGGGTTGCCCTGCACGAAATCGACCCCCTGCACCCGGGTGGATCGGTGATCGTGGCGGGCGATCTGGTAGCAAAGGTTGGTCGTACGGCGTACGTGATGTCACGTCTGCGGGAGAATTGGCTGGAAGAGGCCGATGACGCAGACAAGGACGAGATCAAGCGGGCCGACGAGATGGCCCAGCAGAAGATCGACGGTACGCCGCGCGTCGAAGCCCCGCTTGTGGTCGGTGAGGGCGCAATGCCGACCCGGGGGGAGATTTCCTTCCAGGGTGACTACGACAAGATCTCGCGGCAGCAGGACGAGCTTTCCGTCCAGCTTGCCGAGGTTCGGGAGCAGCTTCGGGTTGCCCAGGAGCAGAACGAGGCGAACGCGCAGAAGGCGCAGGCTGAGGCCGACAAGGCGGCAGCCAAGGGGTAGTCATGGCGATCCTCCCTCCCGAGCGGTACGACGACATTCGGGCAGCCGTCGATCCGATGCTGGCACCGGAAGCGTTGCCAGCAGAAGTGATCGCGTCGTCGATCTATCTCGGGAGGGCGGAAGCCTGGATTACGGCACTCGATCCATTGGCTCCCACGCGCGTGGGAGCGGAACTGGAGCATGTGCATGAGGCGATCGTCCTGCAGACGGCATCGTACCTCTCCGTGGTGGTACCGCAAACGCGACAGGCGAATATGGCCGGTCACTCGGCAACGTTCCTCTATGCGGAAGATCCCACAACTCGGTCGGCACGATTGCAGAACGACGCCTTTAGCCACGTTCTGGCCTACCTCCCGAGTCTCGCCCCTGATATCGCGGTAACCGCACCCATCTTCATTACGACCGTCTCCGGGCAGCGGGGATGAGAGCGATCAACCCCTGGCCGACCCGACTGATGCAGGGGCTTGCCTCGGCCTCCTTTCGGGACATGGCTGATATCTATCGGAACGATGGGTACGGATGGAAGCAGATCGGTCAGGTGCGCTGCGCCATCCACCACCGTATCACCCCATCCACGCCTGCCGACCCGACCGACGCCTCGGCCGCGACGGTCGAGTTCGTGGAGATCCATATGGATCTCTCGACGCCGATTCGTATTGGTGACCGCGTCCATGCGCGAGGCAACGTGTGGACGGTCGGTGGCGGCAATCTCAGCGAAACCTACGCCTCATTCAAGCGGGCAATGGCCGCACGACCCATCTCGGCCGTGGGGGCGCAGTTCATCACCCTGCGGCGATGGCGGCACGATATTCAGGATTGGGAGATTCTCCCGCCACAACTGGTACAGGTGGCATGGAGTCGCAACCAGCCCGACCGCCTCGGTGGTGTGGCCGTTCGGCAGTTCGGGTGGATCTTCTCCCCCACGGGGAACGAGCAGCTTGACGTCCAGCAGGGGGATAGCTTCTTCCTCGGTGGCGTCGATGCGATTGTGACGTGGGTTCCGCCCGATCCAACCGATCGGCGCGAGGCCATCTTTAGCACCAATATTGGCGAGGGAACGTAGTGAGCGACTACGACGCCATCGACCGCGTGAAGATCATCAGGGGTCTGCGAGAGGTCGAGCGCATGCGGAAGCGTCGGATCCGGATTGCTCACCGCATGCGACGGGCGCGCAATGATCGTGGATACGAGGTCTACAACGTGGTGGTGCGACGATCATGCCGATAAGACAGGGCGTTGGCCGTGCGGGCATGGTCAGCTTCATCTGGATTCGTCCGCCGTCCGGCATGTCTGCGGAGTGCAAGCGGCGGGCCGATGCGATGGAGCCTGAGCTTCTCGGCCGCATGAGTGCGTTGCGGGATGAACTGCTCTCCTACATGAAAGACAATGCGCCCTGGACTGACCGGACGACGGATGCGCGGAATGGTCTCAGTTCGAACGCCAATATCACGGGGAAGGGAGCCGTCACCCTCTCGGCCTTCCACACCGTGTTCTATGGCCCGTTTCTAGAGCTTGGGACGCGCTTCATGTCGCCTTATCCCATTATTCGCCCGGCCCTGGAGGCACACTACGGCAAGACGCGGCAGATCATGGACGATATCGCGGGATCCGGATAATGCTGCACACCATCATTGCTGATGTTTTGGCAAGCCCACCGGAGACGCTCACACCCACGCCATTCAACGGGGGCGTGCTGACCCAGCTTCCCAAAATCGGAACTGGCCCGGGGTCGACACCCCAGGCGTTCTACACGTCGGCAGAGAGTCCGACGCAGTCTGGTAAACTGAAAAATACGATCTCCGTCATTGACGGGGGTGATGACCCTTCTCCAGGCGGTGCTGCCCTAAACGGGTTTGTGGGTTTCCCGCTGGTGTATGGCTGGGTCATCGATACCCCGACTGGCATTGACGCGATCAAGCTGCTTGACGAGCGATTGCACGCCAGATTTCGGCGCGGAGTCTCCTACCCGCACCCGAACGGCAGTGGCATACAGTTCGTCATCCTTGAGCGTCAACCCATCAGAGACGGCGATGACTTTGGCTATGCGGGTCGTGTGTTCACGATCTGGCGGATTCAGGGGACGTTCGTGCGTCCCGCCGTTTAGGAGGTCGAGATCATGGCGAAGCGAGACGCCGACAAGGACACGTCGGAGGTCGCGGAGATGCGGGCACGCCTCGGCCGGGGAGAGCAGCTTCCGGCCGGGTGGACGTTCAATCCCGACAGGGATCCCGATGTCTACAAGGCGACCGACGAGGAACTGGCAGTGGCGAATGGCGAGTTGAGCGTCTCCTGGGACGGTCGCATCGTGACCAATCTGGCAACAGGTCAGGTGGAGATGCGCGACCAGCCCGACGAGTTCAAGATCGCCCGACCCGTGACCCTGGCCGAAGTGGCTGAGGCCGGGGGTGCAACGAGCGCTGTCGCATCGGCAGCGGGTGACCGGGCCGACACAGGTGGCGGCGCTGGGGCCACCACAGGTGGCACGGCGACCCGTACGGGTGGCGGGGCAAGAGCCACCACCTAAACCGGAGAGCGGGCATGGCAACGGTGGACATCGAGTGGGTGGGCGACCCCGAGGTTCTCGACGAGGTCACGAAGTTCCGCATTCAGATGGGCGAGATCCATCCGATGGCGGCAACGGTCGTGCGCTCGGCCGATATCCAGCGGACGCAACGGGTCAAGGGCATCACGAAGCGCGTGGTCGATCCGGATTACTTTCCGGGTCTGTCTCGCGCCTACACGTGGGGGCCAGACACGTTCGTGACACCTGTGGACGACGAGGATGTGGATATCATCCTGGGCGACCCGGGTTCGGGGCATCAGTTCCGACGCTGGTGGCCGGGGATCGAGGATGAGGGGATCATTCGTCCGGATCCGCGTATCCTAGAGGTCGGGGAACCCATCGAGGGGAACCTCGTCGATGTCTACCGATAGCCGAAGTGGGTGGACTCATTTCGAGTCGGGTAAGAAACGCGAGTCGGTGCGGTTTGCGCTGCTGGGGAACCCTCCCCGCTTCCTGCGCATCCGCGACCGCAGCCGGGACTGCAAAGACCGGGGACGCGCTTACATCGTTATTGATCTTTGGGCACGCAAGGTGCTGAAAGATCAAACCGAGTTCGTTCCGCGCAGTGCGGAGCAGAAAGGGTAAGCGATCATGCCGAACTTTGGTGAGATCCCCCGAGGATTAGACGACCTTGCAGTCTATGTGCTGGATGCCGCAGGCACCCCCGGCACCAAGGTCGACGTTCCGGGGGCGCAGTCCCTAGAGTGGTCGGTGGAATCCGACTCGGACGAGCTTCGCGGTGACAACCAGGCCATCGCTCTCGTCCGTAACCCCAAGACCGTGGCCGGTACGATCCGGGTTGCCAAGATCAACCTTGCCGCCATCGCGGCGATGATCGGTGGGTCAACCACCACATCGGGAACCGGAGCCACCGAGATCACGACCCTGGAAGAGGCATCGGCGGCTCCTGCCCGCTACTTCCAGATCGTTGGTCAGGCGGCATCGGCCGACGCGAACGGATCAGCCTATCGGATTACCATCTACAAGGCGCTCGTGACGGGAGGCCCGAACGAGACGCTGACCATCGACGAGTGGTCGACGCCTGAGTTTGAGTTTGAGGCGATTGCCAACGGCTCAGGCATGCTGCTCAAGCGGCAGAACTACGCGACCCTAACGGCCATCGCGTAGGCTGACTGAGGCTCAAACGGTACGGGGTCAGGTCGGCCCCGTACCTGAGCGCATATCGGGGGATAAGCCCCTGAAGGAGCGCATCGTGGTAGACGCAGTTGCAGAAGACGTCGCGCAGGAACCAAAGACGGCTGAGGTCGATTTCACAGCAGGGAAATCCAAACTCCTGCCACCCCCTGACGAGTTTGCCGGGATCGATATCATCGACACCGCCGACGACGTCGACTACGAGTCGGCCGCGCCCAAGCAAGTCACCGCCGCGATGCTCAACAAGTGGGCCGACGAGCATGGGGAGGAATTCCCCGAGTTCCGGTTTGCCCTCCATCAGACGAGCATCAACGTCGGAGAGCCGGGTTCCCTCTTTGCCCGGGTTCGCATCATCAACCTGACCGACCGATCGCTGATCAATTCCGTCCCGGTGGAAGTGCGCGATATCGTGCAGCGCCTCTTCTTCGCCGGGTCAGGCAATCAGCGCGGAAACGCCAACAGGGGCGGCTCTCGGCTCCGCATGGAGCAGTCGCTGACCCGGTTGCGTGAAGTCGGCTATGCCTATGGGGTGGCCGGGTTCATCGAGCCACGGCTGGTCATGCGGAAAGAGGACGTGAAGGATCCGGAGAAGGAAGCCTGGGTCGGGAGCATCGCGCTTCACGATTTGACCGAGTTCAGCCGGATCTGTGAAGGAGATGACCAACTGGCCGCACGCCGGTTGGAGCGATTTTCTGAGTGACCGTCTCCTGCTCTACGAGATCGATTGCCTCTGCCATCGATACGCGGGAGCGGGAACACCGACACAGTATCTTGGGCTGAATCGGATCTTCTCGGATTCGGTCTGTGCCGAGGTCGACAAGGGAATCGCCCAATTCGGCCTGTGGGTCGAGGGGCGCATCCAGCACCGGAAGAAGGTTGGCAAGCACAAGTGGGAAGCGGCCCACAAGACCTTGGGCGAGGCGCTGGGGATCGTCGAAGAAGCCCGACGTGGGGGATGGCATAGCGGAGCGGAGCTTCGGGACGTATCCCTGGACTACCGCAATGCCGTCTTTGAGGCGAAGAAGAAGGGGCTTCCGCCTCCCGACATTGCTGACTGGCTGGCGGCTCAGGCAGCGCCACAGGAGGATGCAGCGTTGTAGCGTTTGGCAGGTGTCAACGGGAGTTCGGGTATGGCCGGTGCCAGCTTAGGGACAGCCGAAGGTCGAATTACCGTTGACGCCGGTCAGGCGATTAGCTCGATCCAGCAGGTCGGGCAGGCGCTCGATCGTCTTGGCACCCAGGCGACGGTCGGGCAGGAAATCGGCAATTTCAATCAAAGCGTGGTCGGCCTCGCTCAAGGAATGCAGCACCTTGGGCGTGTTGGCGTTGGCTTGGGGACGGCGATTACCGCGCCGTTCGCGCTGGGCGTCAAGTCGGCTATGGATTACGAGTCCACCTTAGCCGGGGTTAACGCCGTCATGGGGTTAACCGAAGATCAGATGAAAACGGTCAGCGACGTGTCCCAGCAGCTTGGACGGGACACGATCTTCACCGGGCAGCAGGTCGCCACCGGCATTGAAGAGCTTGGTCGCGCCGGTATCAGCTTTGAGGATGTCGTTGGGGGCGCGGCGCAGGCCGCAACGGATCTTGCGGCAGCCGGTGGCACCGACGTTCCCAAGGCCGCACAGGTCATGGCGGCGGCGATGGCCGCGTTCAACATCACCGGCGAAGATTCGATGCGGGTCGCGGACGGCATCGCCGGGGCCGCAAATACCTCGCTCTCCGATATCAACCAAATGGGCATCGGCATGGGTCAGGTGGCGGGTATTGCCGCTGCCGCCAATATGACCTTTGAGGAAACCGCCGCCTTCATGGCGATGATGGCCGACAACGGTATCCGGGGGTCGGATGCCGCAACCTCGATGAAGAGCGCCCTTGTCCGGCTGCTCTCGCCCACGGATACGGCGGTCGGGGTGATGGAGGATCTCGGGATCTCGCTTCTGGATGCCGAGGGGAACTTCGTCGGTCTTGCCGGGGCATCGCAGGAGTTCTTCGACGCCTGGAAGCGATCCGGCCAAACCCTCTCCGAGTTCATGGAGCCGCTGGGCGATGTGCTGGGCACAGACGCCATCCGCGCCATCCTGTTTGGCATGCAGGCGCTGGAGGCACAGCAGACCGGCATTGGCAAGGGATGGGACGAGTACATCAACGCGGTCAGCGACGTTGGCGCGGCGCACGACTTTGCCGAAGCGCGCATGGACTCCACGGCAGGAGCGATCGAGCGCCTGCGGGGCACCGTGGGTACCCTCGCTGAAGAATTCGGCATGCCGCTCAACACCGCGCTACGCCAGCCCATCGAGTCGCTTAACACCTTCCTCGGACGTCTTATCGGCCTCCCAGCACCGATCCGGGCGGTTGTCTCGACGGCGGGACTGCTCACCGGAGGGATGACGGCCCTCGGTGGGGCATTCCTGCTGGTGGGCGGGTATGTACTGGAGGCGGTCGCACGATTCAGTGCGGCGGGTATCAACCTGCAGATGCTGCTGGGTCTGTTTGGTCGGGTGGCGGCAGCGGCGACGATTGCCGGGGCGGCGATCGGTGTTGCGGCGATCGCCTACCAGAACAACTGGTTCGGTCTGCGGGATGCTATCGAAGATGTGTTGGATCTTCTCGGAGAGGTCGGTGATGAGGCCCGCAAGGGGGCTGAGGCGGCATCCCGATCCGGGCGCGATATGAACGCCCTGGAAGAGGCCGTCTACGGGTTGGGTGTGGGGCTGTCCAAGTCCGGCATCCCGGCTGTGGAGACGTTCGGTAAGTTCCTGATTACCAATCTGTCCGAGGGACTCTATCAGGCCCGCAAGCTCTTTAACGATTTGACCAAGAAGGGAATCTCCCCGCTGGTGGCTGGCCTCCGGGCCGCATCGAAGTTCGTCGATATCTTCACCGGCATCGCGCCCAGCGATCTCGCCAAGACGCTCGGGGATGTCGCGGACAAGGCGCAACTGTTCGGGGATGTCTTTGCCGGGATGCAGAACACGCCTGCGCTCTCGGCCATGAGTGGGTTGACCAACACCGTCTATGCGCTGGGAGCGGCCTTCAACAGCATCGGTTGGACAACGATCGGTGCTGGATTGATCAATCTTGCCAGCATCATCGAAACAGCCGACCGGGCATGGCAGTCCGCGACCCGCAACGGACTGAATCCCCTTGCCGCAGCCCTTCAGGTGGTCGGGGTCGTTGCCGACAAGATGAATTGGGATGGCCTCTCGGAGCGGATCAAAGAGGCATCGGATGCGGCGCAGCGGTTCGGAGATGCCTTCAGCACCGCACAATGGTTCGCCATGATGGATGGGGCAACGGGCCTCTCCCAGGTGCTGCAGGGGCTGGCGTCCGCCGTCCGCACTCTCGGGTTTGAGGATCTTGCCAACAAGCTCAACGACACCGCCGTTGCCGTCGACCGCATCGTGGGAGCCTTCAATTCCGCCCTGACCGATGGTCTCAACCCCTTTGAGGCCGGACTCTTCGCGGTCGACACCGCGCTGGATATGATCCTGTCGGCCGATCAGGAAGCGGCTCTCGATGGGATCAGTCAGCGCATTCAGGATATGGCGGATTCGGCAAACAACCTTGTGGGGTCGGGACTTGGTCGCGTTGGGCAACTTCTGAGCGAGATCGGATCCGCCGTAGCAGCCGGGGACTTCTCCGGGGTCGTGGAGGCGTTCCGCAGTCTCGGGACTGATATCAAGACCGAGATCGACAAGATTATTGCCACCGCGCAAACGATCGACATCGGGCAGATTGCGGTCAACATCAGCGAGTTCATCAAGGGGGCGGTTCCCGATCTCGTCAATGCAATCAAGGGCTTCTTCGGGTTTGGCGGCGATGCGCAGGCGGGTCTTGGAGGCACCGGCGCATCGGAAGCGGTCATCGACGTACCCGGGATCCTCGTCAACATCGGGGAGTTCCTGCAGGGAACCATTCCCGACCTGTGGTCATCGATCATGGCCTTCTTCGGTCTGGGTGGCGGGCCGACAGGTGCCACGCGCTTCCCGATGGCCCGCAGCGCCGTGCAGGAGGCTCAGACCGGGATCAACATTCCGGCCATCGCCGTCAATATCGGTGGCTTCATTCAGGGATCGATTGCCGACCTGTGGGGCACCATCCAGGGATGGTTCGGGTTCGGGTCGGCCAACAGCATGGGTGGCCCGGGGGAGCGCGGTGAAGCCGGGACGGCCAGTGCTGGCCTGACGCTGGAAGATGTGGCGGTCAACATCGGATCGTGGGCGCAGGGCGCGTGGGCCACCCTTGGCGATCTGGCAGGGCAAGTCGAGGATTGGATCCGGGGACAACTGGAGTCGGCCGGGATTACGGTCGAGAACTTCACTGCGTGGGGTCTGTCGCTGGGGATGCCGGGAATGGGTGGCGACCCCAATGGGGGCGGATCCTTCCGGGGCGGAACGCAGGCGATCGATTGGGCGGGGTTCTTCCGTCAGCAGATCGAGGAAGCCGACGTCCGGATCGAGGATTTCACCGGGTACGAGATCGACCTTGGGTCGCCATCCACCATTGACCTTGCCGATGCGGACGCGGCCGTGAGCGCCATCCTGAAACCGATCAACGACTTGGTGACCTCCCCCGCGTTTGTGGCCGAGGCGCGGCGGGTTGGTGAAGAGCTTGGCACCAAGGCGGGGACGGAACTCGGTAGCGCCCTGAACGACGCGATCATGGATGCCATCACCACCTCAGCCGGAGAGGGGTTTGCGGCCGGGGCGGGCAGTCGCGATTCCATGATGGCCGAACTCGTCACGGGCGCGGGTCTCGGTGGTGGCACGGGTCTTGACCTGACCAGCGCCCTGGAGGGGTTCTCCGACGCCTTCATCGAAGCCTTCAAGACGGCATTCGCGGCCGAGATGCAGGAAGCGGCGGCTGCCCTCCCGCCCTACATTGCCCAGGAGATGGCCAACACCCTGAGTGGGTTGCTGGGGATGGAGATCCTTCCCGCAGAGGTTGCCGGGGTGTCTCCCGGGGATCGGGGGCAGCAAGTAGGGGCGATGATCGCGGAGGCTGTCTGGGGTGGCCCCGGGGGTGCGATTGGAGCCTATCAGCGATGGCTGGAGTCTGCCGAGGGACAAGCGGCCCAGCAGGGGAATATTGCCGACCAGACCGCGCAGCAGGTGTCCGAAGTTGGCGGTCAGGTGGTCGAGGGTCAGCGGATCGGACTCGGAGAGACGGTTACCGAGATGGCGCGGGCGGCAGCCACGCAAAATCCGATTGCCGATTTCCTGAGTTCCGGGCTGTGGGATGCGATCAACCCCTTCCCAACAGGTGTCGACCCCAACGCGAAGGCGGCAGAGCTTTTTGAGCCAATCCCCCCGGCCATCGGAGCGGGAACGGGCAAGGCTATCGCTGCTGCAGAGCAACAGGCCCGGGAGGCGGCGACACAAGAATCCACCGGGCTGACAACGGCCATCGATGCGGCGATGGGGCAGAGCGTTGCCGGGGCCACCCTCGACCAGTTTGCCACGGGGATCGGTCAGGCAATCAACACGGCCATCCTTGAGGGCATCGAGGGGGCGGCATTTGCCGGGGAGGGTGGCCCGCGCGACATGGGGCCAGCCGCAGGGGCGGGCATTGGCAACCAGATCGCCACGACGCTGGCAACCTCCATTCAGGGAGCCGACTTCTCCCTCGTCGGTGAGGCGATTAGCTCCCAGATCCAGTCCACGATTGCTACGGGGTTGTCTCGACAAGGAACGGGTGAAGGCACCGAGGGAGCCGCCGAGGCAGGGGGTGGCATCGGCGCGGCAGTGGCCGGTGGGCTGGCCGCATCGATTCGGGGGGCCGACTTTGCCGAGGTTGGCACGGCGATCCAGGCCAAGATCAATGAGGGGCTGACGGCCGGACTGAGTGCCGAAGCGGCTCCGGAAGCGGGGGCAGCGGGCGGCACCGGGGCCAGTATCGGACAGTCGATCGCCACGTCGATGGCGTCCGCGATCCAGATGGCCGACTTCTCAGCCGTGGGTATCGCCATCAACGCCAAGATCAGTGAGTCCCTCGCGGCCGGTCTGGGTGCGGTCAACAGCATGGGTGGCCCTGGTGAGCGGGGGGAGGCGGGAACGGCATCCGGCGCGGGGATTGGCGCATCGATCGTCAACTCCATCGTCACCGATATCCAGGGTGCGGACTTCTCGGCCCTTGGCACCGCGCTGCAGACCGGCATTACGGGGGCGGTCACCGAGGCGATCAACGCGGTCGGGCCAGAGATCCAGAACGCCACGAACGGATGGATCGGCACGTTCCAAAACGCCTTTAGCTCAATGGCAAACACCGCGTCGGCCAACATGCAGGGACTCTCGCAGACGGTGTCCACGCAAATGGCCGGGGTGGGCAACACCATCACATCGATGATGAACGCCGCTATTGCCTCCGTGCAAAACGGGTTCAGTTCGATGGCGAATACCGCGTCCTCCAACATGGCGGCGCTCACGCAGGCAGTCAGTTCCGGGTTCTCCCAGATCGGGCAGGTCGTCACGTCGATGACCAACTCGATGATCACGTCGACGCAGAACGCGATGTCGTCGATGGCGAACACGGCGGCGTCGAACATGCAAGCCTTCTCGTCGGCCGTACAGAGCGGGATGGACGCAGCCGTGTCTGCCGTGCAGGGCGGCGTCACGAACATGCAGGGCATCCTAGAGGGTGCGGCAGGGGGCGCGTTCTCGGCCGGGGCGAATGTCGGGCAGGCGTTTGCGGACGGCATCTCGTCAGCCATTGGCGCGGTTGAGGCCGCTGCCGGGGCACTCGCTGCCGCCGCGCAGGGGGCCATCAACCTCGTCCAGCAGATTAGCTCTCCCTCCAAGGTTGCGATCCATCAAGGCGAGATGGTGGGAGAAGGATTCGCCATCGGCATCGAGCGCATGATCTCGCGCGCCATGAAGGCGGGACTCGACCTCGGGAAGGGCGTCAAGGAGGGCATCAAGGAGATCCAAAGCTCGACGCGAGAGCTTGACAATATCGCCCTCCGTGTCGGGGAGATCCCGGGACTCAACACCCTGCAATCGAGCCTCTCCGATATCTCGGGATCCATTAGCGGCAATGCCGACGAGGCCCGCAGCGGTCTCGACGACCTGATGACCTCGGTCAAAGAGAAGCTGGGCCAGCTTGAAGATGACATGCGGAACCGGGGCCGCGAGGCGGGAGCCGCAGTCGGAGAGGGCTTGGCCTCCGGACTTGGATCGGCCTCGGGAGCCACAGCCGGGGCCGGGGAGAACGTCATCAAGGGTCTGCGCGATCAGATTCGACAAGCCCTCGACAATATCCCCACCGTCCAGCGCGAGGATATCAAGGGCGCGAAGTCCATCGTAGGCGACCTGCAGGCGATGAAGGCCGACGTGAACGAGCTTCGTGGCATTGCCGAGCGGGCGGGCGATATCCCGGGCCTCCATACCCTTGAGCAGGATCTGAACACGGTCGCAGACAACATCGACGCCGCACGGGAGCCTGCCCTGGAGAGTGCCAAGGATCTGGTCAAGAGCCTGGAGCAGACCTTCAAAGACTCCAAGGAGGCCATGCGGGCGGTGATGAAGGATCTCTCCAAGGATCTGGCATCGAAGATCGGGTCGGGGATCAAGGAAGCCATCCCGGCCGCAACCGAGGCGGCGACAGGTGTGGGCGATGCCGCCGCAACGGGCCTGAACGCCAACCTCTCCCGCTTGCCCGAGATGGCCGAGGCAATGGGCACCGATACCGGGCAGGCGCTGGGGACGGGTCTCGATAGCACGATTCCCTCGGTGCAGGAGAGCGCCGGGAATGTTGGAGAGTCGATTGGCACCGGACTCTCCACGGCAGCACCGGCCGCGACGGAAGCGGGCGCGGGACTCGTCGACTCGGCCGTGACCGGCATGACCGACGCAGCGAATTCCCAGAGCAGCTTCTCGCAGCAGATCGGGGAGCTGATCGCGGGAACCTTTGGCGATGGGTTCGCGTCAGGGATTGATCCCACAGCCGCGACGACAATGGTCAAGAGCTACGGGGATGGCATCCGCAACGCGGTCATGTCGATGATGCCCAACTTCCAGCAGGCCGGAACCCAGGTGGGGTCATCCTTCGCCGCAGGGGTCGACCAGTCGAATCCGACCCAGAGCGGGACGGATCTGGTCAAGGAGGTTGGAACCGGGATCGATCAGGGCGTGGGGGCGACGGGGAATGCCGCGAATCAGGCCGGGGAGTCGATCGGAAGCTCCCTGACCAGTGGCATCGATTCGGCCTGTGCGCCGGTCAACAGCACCGCAAACGATCTGACCGAGTCCTGTATCCCCGAAGGGATCAACAGCGGTCTGAAGGATGCGACCAACGTGGCCCAGAACGCGGGGCAGGATATTTCCAACTCGCTGATGAACGGCCTCGATATCCGCAAGAAGGATGTGGAGCGCAGCTTCGGCAATGCCGGAACCGGGTTCTCCAACGCGATGGGGACAGGGATCGCGGGGGCGCGCGAGTCGGTCATCGGCAAGGCCCGGGATGTGGCAAACGCGGCCGGGACGGTGAGCGGCAAGTCGCAGGGCCAGTCGGTCGGTGAGTCGATCGGTCAGGGAATCGCGGCAGGCGTGACCTCCACTATCCCCGAAATCCGGTCGGCCGTGGAAAAGGCGGTGCAGGAGGGGGTCGACGCCGCAAAGGACGAGTCGAAGTCGAAGTCCCCCTCGCTGGTGTTCATGGACATCGGGGCCGACTGGATGCGGGGTGCCGCAATGGGGGTGGAGAACCTGACGCCAACCCTGAACCGTGCCGTCTCATCGTCCACCCGAGAGATGATCGACGTGTTCCGGGGAACCGGGGTGGGACAGGCCAGCCGGATCCTCGACCTCAATCTGGATCGCTATACGAGCCGGGTTGCGGGTACGCTGACCAGCATCGAGCGCATGGTGACGCTGTCTAGCCTCCCGAAGTCCGCGTTGACCGATATCGCGGATCGTACCAGCGCCCAGGTCACCCGGTCGGAGGGCACCACGGTGAGCGGCGGGACGAACATTACGATTGCCGGAATCGAGATCAAGGAGGGTGAGCCGGGACACCGGCAGGCGATCGACCTCGTCAACGCCCTTCGCAAGAACCAGGGGCAGTACCGCACGGTGGGACGCTAATGGCCCGCACCATCATTGGACGCAAGCGCGAGACGTACGCGGGTCGCAACACCCTGCTCCCCAATGATGTGATGCGTGCCACCGACCGCATCCTCTACACGGGGCCACCGGGGCGCATCGTGGCGGTCGGAGGGTGGGTTGGGGTCGATAGTCCAACCCCCCTCAATGCGTGGACACCGCAGTACCTCGGGGAGAAGCTGATTGGCTGGTTCAAGGCCGATGCGATCACCGGGGTTGCCAACAGCGCGACACTATCAAGCTGGGTCGATTCCTCGGGGAAGCGCAACACCGCCACACAAAGTACATCCGGAAACCGACCGATCTACCGCACGAACCAGATCAACGGACTGCCAGCGGTCGATTTTGTCAGCAGTGATTGGTTGGGGGCTGCTGGGATATCCGCCTCGGTTCTCGGAGAGAGCATTCTCGCCGTCGTGCGGCGGGACAACAACGCAGATGGCGCGGGGTTTGTTGGGCCGTCCGCTACTGGCGGGAGGGCGTTCAATGGTCTCCCGGGGAACCCCTGGCCCATCGGTGTCAACGCGCACTTCGCTGCGGCAATAGGCGATACCACCGCAGCCGGAATCACCGCACCGTATAGCACCCCGGCCCTTGTGGGGGTCAAGACCGAGACAACGCGGTGGATGCTGGGCATCAACGGATTGTGGACGAGCGGCACGCATGCGGCAACGTTCACCGCAGGGCGTACCACGTATCTCGGCGGGGCTGGTGGGGGAGGGTATCAGCATGATGGGTTGCTGGCCGAAGTGCTTATCACCCAGCCCGAGCTTACCGACGACGAGCGGGAGCGCGTGGAGGGCTATCTGGCCCACAAGTGGGGTCTGACCGCCAACCTGCCCACGGCGCACCCCTATAAGACCAACCCCCCGCTGGCAACCGCTCCTGCCCTCCTGTGGGCCATCTATGACAGCGATGGCACCGTTCCCACCGCGCTGCGCGGGGTAACGGGCGTGTTTCCGATCCCGGTGACGTGGAGCGCCGACATCCCGGGCGGGGTGAATGTCGAGCCGCCGATCGCCAGCGTGGAAACCGCGCACGGCAAGTCACGATTGGCTGTGCTGATCCGTCCGGAGGATGACATCCATATCGTCAACGTCAGCGACCCTGCCCTGCGAACGTCCCACCAACAGGAGAGTGGGGCGCGCTGGTGGAGCAGGGCCAAGACGGATATGGAGATGCCCCTCACCTTCAGCACCGCCACAGAGCAGGCTACGGGTGTCGTACCCGACTGGTATGCGGTCGTCGAGGAAAACCGCCCTCCGGTTGTCTCCGATATGACCCCCCGGGATGACGTCGTCCTCACCGACATCACGCCCGAATTCACCTTCACCATCAGCGACCCGGATCGTGCCGAGGGATATAACGACTATCTTCGACGCTACATCCTTCGCCTGTACCGCAAGGAGTCGGGGAGCTATCGGTTCATCAGCGCGGTCGACTACTTCCCAACCACTCCCCCGGACGGTACCGCTCCCTTAACCGAGACGCACCCTTGGGGGTCGCTGTGGGTGCCGTTCTCCCTCAGACGAAACCTCCTG